ATTTTTTCCGGGTGCGTAGGTGGCTCATAGGGGAACGTCACGTTTTTGCGAAAGCAGCTACTTGTAAACCACGTAAGGCCACCATTGTAGGAATAAGCGATTGCGTCAATGTCATGTACTTCAATCGTGTTACCTTGTGCATCAGTGGTCTTGAACACGCTTGAGCATCGTTTATTTTGGAAGCATCTTTGTCCCATTTTGTCCGACACTTCTGTCCATTCATCATCTTCGCCCGTCAGCGGCGTGAGTGGCTTGAACCGTAAAAGACGTTCAAGAATAGATATTGCATATCCAGCGGAAATCCCACTGTGTCCTTGACTTGCAAAAAGCTCAACAATATCAAGAATGTTTTTATTGATTGCATCCTGCAATCCGTCTCCGTCTTTTGTAATACGTGCAAGTTCTGATTTTGCATATTCTACGGAACTGTTCATTTTATTTTTCCTCCCCAACATCCTTAAACAGAATTTCTTTGTCGGCTTTCCAGTCTTTGATTTTGCACGGAATGTCCGTTCCGGGCACGGTCTTTTTCAGACCGTCCATCTGCCAGATGTTCCACGAGATAGTGTCTGCAATGCTATCAAGAAGCGCTGACATCCAGATGCCTTCAAGCCATTTCGCATCAAACTGATACCTGAAATTTTCAATCAGCGTTAGAAACAAGTTGCACCGTGCCAGCAAGAGATTGTCCCCCTGCCACTCATAGCCGTATGTCGATGCGTAGGCATTGATTGCCCACCACATCCATGCGTCATAATCATGAAACCGTTCAGAAAGGACTTTCAGTTTTCTATCCAGCAGACCGATTCTGTCCGGCACGGCAATCATCTGCCCTGTTGTGGTATCGTATCTGCTTGTAAGGAACGGTGCTTCTCCACAGGTGACTTCAAGACAAGTCTTGTTGATGTACTCCTTCCAGTCATCGCCCTTTAGGTCACTTTCGGCAACGTCTGCCATCTTCTTGCAAACCCAAGTCGGCGTAAACACCTCTGCTTTCTTGCTGGTTCGCTTTTTCTGGTCTGCAAGCCGTTTCTGCACACGAGAAACGAGTTGAACCTTGTCCAACTGTTCCAGCGTGATTTCATCCGCAAAGCCTACGCCCAGTTCAGGCGGCGGGTCTGTCGCCCAGATGATGTTCTTGCCTGTCGTGTGGTCTTGCAAGAGAACGGGCAGGAACGTGCGTAGGCATGGGTCGGAAAAGTCAATCAAAGTTCCCATTGGTCAGCCCTCACCATGATTTTGTTCTTCTCTTTCAGCCAGTCCTTGACACAATGAAAGCAATGCTCACGGTTTTGGCAACGCTCCGGGTCACGATGTTTGATAAGCTCGCAGATGCCCCGCGTAAAGTTTTCTGTAATATCTTCGTCCGTCATGGAGCGGATAAAATCTCCGTTAGTCATGTTCCCCCACCTCTCTGTACTCCACGTCAATCCCTTTCGGCAAAGCCGTCTGGTACTTCTGAGCGAGCTGCTCTGCGCTCTGAGCATCGCCCAACGGCTGTTCGGGCGGTGCAACGGTGACTTCCACGTTGTCACGCATACCAAAGTAGTTTTTAGCTCGGAAAATCCACTCTGCCGGGTTCTCCTGACCGTACATCCCGTTGTACGCCCACATGGACTGCATTTGCAGAATCAGCTTCAAGATGTACTTCTGCTGCAAGCTGTCATCACGGCGTTTGCCCGCCATAATCTGTTTCAGGCTCACCCATTCGATGCCCAGCACCAGTGCAATCCATTCCACCACAGGGGAGATTCTGGCTTCGATGCAAGCGTCAAAGAAGAAGTCAAGGCGTTGCTGCACTTCAATCGGGTTGTTCATGTCCACGCTCGGAAGGTCGCCAAAATACTTGGCTGCAATCATGCCGATGACCTTCTTATCCTCTTCGTCACCGATTCTCGACTGCAAATCGCCTGTATTCAGCATCTTAGACCTTGTGATTGCTAACTCCTGTTGCTCTTTCACCTTTTTACTCACCTGTGAGCGGATAGATTTCCGCTTGTTAAGCATCTGTTGTTTCTTCTTCTCTCGCTCTTTCTCACGCTTCGCAGCGGCTTCTTCTTTCGCCTTTTGCGCCCGCTTCTCACGCTTTTTCTTTTCAGCTTCAGTCAGCGGCGGTCTGCCACGACCACGCTTCTGGGGTGTTGCCATGTATCAGGCCTCCTTTTGCGGTTCAGGAAGTGGCATCCAATGGGTGACGGCGTATGGAATTTCACTCCCGACTTCTTCCCAATGTTTGTAAAAGTCCATAAAGCCAAAAATCGTATCGCCGTTATCACAAAATGCAAGAACCGGAGTATGATGTTTTGGTTGCCTATCCTTGACGCTGATCCATTTGTCAGGAAAACCGTTCTCACTATAAGAAACCGTTTCAAAATAATGTGTAGCCATCCCAAGTTCTTGCTCAATATCGCTACGGATGCTCTTGTCATCCTCGTCCGCTTTGGTTTCGAGAACAAGGTAAATCCGCTTTTTCATACTCTCACCTCTTCATCTTCGTTTCGATGTTGTCCAGCTTCCACGCAATCCACCAGACGGAACAGCAGTTGTCCAACTGCCGCCACCATGCGCACTTTTCTTTCTCGCATACGCACCGCCCAAGCGGATTGCTGGTCATCTTCATCGGACAGTAAAGTTCGTTGTCCATCATTTCCACCCCATAACAACAGCCGTACAAACGGCCAGACACACGTTGATGAACAACCAGACGAGCATTGCCTGCCGCTTTTCAAACAGGTTGTCTACCGTATTTTTGATTGTCCGTTCTGACTGAACCACCACCGCCAGCAGGACTAGGCAGACCAGCCAGCGAGTTGCAAATTCAAACATCATCGTTACCACCTGTTCATAATTTCAAATTCTCTCATGCGAAGTTCCCCACCGCAAAACGGGCAAATCCTTTTTTCTTGAAACTCTTTCTTTGTCATGTACGCTTCATGCTTCATGGAGGTCACGCATCGATCACAGGCATAGGTCAAAATGAAGTGAACCGGCTTTTCTTCTTTCTTTTCTTTTGGATAAATCTTTTCTTCAAATACATCGTACAGCTTTTGGAAACCAGCTTTTGCGCTCTTTACCCACATATCGTGCCCGGCTTCTGCTTCCTCTTTGCTGTCATATCCTCGAACAACAATCCACTCCCCACCCCTAAATTGTTCGTGTTGAATCGCCGTTTCATAATTCCAATCCCTATCGTCAACGGCGCAAGTGTCAATGTGATAGCCATTGACGGTATCTTCTTTCAGTTCTCGCTCATAACGAGGCCGTTGATTCATAAATCCAAAAAGCTCACTTGAAAAATCAAACATTGTTATCCTCCATCAAATCGTCCATGCTCAACTGACCACTGATGTTGTCATCTTCCATCCACCAGCGAAAAACGTCCATGCCGGTCTGCCAGTCGCACGGCAAACCTTTTGCTTTCCTGACATCGAGCATTCGTTCGAACGCCGATATGTACATTTTCTCGTAAGCAGGCCAGCGCATAAACTCGCGCTGTCTGCCCCCCCTACCGGCCATAGGACAGCCGATGCAACCAACACGCTTCTGCCCTTCGCAATACAGCGGATTAACAGGCAGGTGCTCGCTGTGTGTGTAGTCCCACACATCATCGTCAGACCAGTCCACGATCGGATTGACAGTCATCTTGCCCTTAAGGTTGCAAGTCTCGAACAGTTGCCGCTTTTCATCGTTGTCGCCCATTAAGATGATTCTTTTTGCAGGGTCTTTGTGCATCAGTTCCATCACGCCACGACTGTTTTTGCGCCGTGCAGATTCTGCCCACCGAACGCCTGTGGCGATAAACCGATTCTTTCCCGTGTTTTCTTTCAGAACATCACAGCAATACCGCACAAGTCTTGTAGGTGGCATCAGCTTTTGCGGAATCAGCGTCCACATGGACACAGGATTGTCCTTGTATCGTGGCATAACGATAGAGCATTTGATTCCACGTTCTTCCATCGCCTCGAACTGCTCACGGATGAAATAGACCGTCTCCGGCGCATCTGCTGTAGTATGGCTGTTGACTACCTCAAAGTTGATTCCTGCACGTTCAGCCAGAGCCACAAGCACTTGTGAATCCTTGCCGCCAGAGTACGTAACCATCAGCGGCTTCTTGTACCGATGCTCGGATAGCCGTGCAGCGTCCTGCAACCGTGCGATGGCAAGCTGTTCCTTGTCCATTGTTACCTCCACTTAACGTCCTCTATAATGTTTGGATTTTCAGGTGTGCAAAACTCGTACAGAGTACATACAGTTTTCTTTCCACAAATCGGACAAATAGGAGTTTCCCCATTATCTGCCATCGCAGTTGCAATACGTTCATCGCACACAGAAATGGCAGTATTGCAGAAGTAACAAGTGAACGTTGCTCTTTTAATACGGCAAGACTTTGGATTTACTGAAGTGATTTCCGAAATAGCTTCTACCGAAAATACCGCCATCAGCTCCACCTTTCTCTCAGCTCTTTTTCGACCTGCTCAGACTTTGCTGTGATGTAATCTGCGAACTCGTCAGGGGTCATGTCCTCTTCTTTGAACTTGCCAACCATCTCCCAGTACCTGTCACCAATGCGAATGATTTTCTGCACCTGTTCATCGGTCAGGTCTGCATCGCACCGAAGGTTCTGAATCAGTGCGCCCCATGTGGCGGCGATGCCATCCAGAGCCATGCGGAATCCGTACAACTGGTTCTGCCGTGCGATTTTGCGGAGGTTGGCTAACATTGCCTGTTTGCCAGACGAGGGGCAATTTCTGCGCTTACTCATCTTATTTCTCCTTTCAATAAAGGTATCGCCATGCAACGATTTTGGAATCGCTTGCAACCCATTCTCCACTACTTTGAAACCAACGCTTGTCTGCGTACTTGCGATATGCAAGGTCAAGGTCGCCGTTTTCAAACTTTATTTCGACAGCTTCACCGCATTGCGGTTGAACATTCATGCTGTTCCACTTGTTTTTGTTTCCAGTGTCGGGCTTCTGTTCATCAGGTGTTAGCCAGTCGTTCAGTTGTTTCATACAAGGACGGGCAAAGTTGAATCGGTTCTTCGCCCAATCCAAAGCGGCTTCGTTCCACCGTACAATCCAAGAACAAAATCGAATTTGCTGTTCCGTAGCACTCGTTTATGTCAGGCACTTTCCGATTAAAAATCTCTCCACATCGGTCGCACTTAAATACCATTGCCATGTTCTTTCTCCAATCTCTTTAACAGCCCATCCACGTCATACCGCCAATGGACACGCAGCCTTTTTGCTTTGACCTCTATCCCCTCTTGCTCTGCCCACTGCCAAGGGATGCTCTTGCGGCTCTCGTTGTAACGGAACGCCAGAACCTTGCTGGCGGGGATTGCAAAGGTGCGGTTGACCGCCCTGTAATTGACTATCACATGGGCGGTCTGACCGCCGTACCCCATCGCATCCACCATGTCAGTGATGTGCTTTTCCTTGCGGTATTTGCACTTTTCCTTGTCGTATTTGCCGAACACCTTTTCCAGAGGGATAGAGGGCGTTTCGATGGTTTTCAGCTCAAACAGGTGGTTCATCGGATATCGGTACACAAGGAAGTCGCAGATGTTGTCTATGGAAAACGACAGGTTCTCGTTGCCACCGTAGTAGGTGGCAGCACTGTCTTTCAGGCGGTAGCACCACGCATCGGATGGGACGGATGCTTTGAAGTCTGCTTCAAACTGTTTGCCGGTGTTCATGCGTTGTCCTTTGGTTCATCGGGTAAAGGCATCCAGTGGGTTACGTTTTCAAGTCGTTTTTCATCAAATGTTGTCAGCCAATCACCATCATCTGTAAGTACTGCCGTTTGCATTCTGCTATTTTCGTCATATATGGTTTTATCAAACACCAGAACAGGCTTGCTCTCATACCAAAGCGTACACTCTCTGTCGCCGTCCACTTCGGTAACTTCTTCCGTCATCTCTGGTAACTTGTCTTTGACATTGATCCACTGATTCATCCTCGTTCACCTCTAAATTCACTTCCGAGAAACCGTTTCTTCCCTTTTTCCCGGTGCTTGTCCTCATAATCACGGTGGTACACGCTTTGGCTGTGGTTTAGCTCATACACGAATGCCTTGCGTTCCTCGAAGTCTTTCTTCTCTGCTTTGTACTTTTCGCAAGTGTCGTGGCAGGCTTGGTGGCGCGATGTGCAGTTGAGACAACAAGTAATTATTGTTTTACCCCCATTGTTCGGACATTGCCTTTGCCACGCCCTTAAAAGTCTTTGCGCGGTTCCTTGCACGGTCAGTGGTAAACATTCCCTTGTGCTGCTCACCATGCTTATGCGAGTAAGACCCAGACGGGCACCATGTCGCGGTAGGTTCTACGATGTTTGTCGGGTGCAACGGCGGTACACCGCGCTCCCACAGTAGCGTTTTCTTGCTGTATGGATGCCCATATTCATATGGCTGGATTGCCTGCGTAGGCTTCGGATAATCAAAAATCTTGCTGGGAGTAGGATTCTCAATCACTACTTTTTCGCAATCTGCCGCCCACACGGCAAGAAAAAGCGCCTTGCCGCACAATCCCTCATAATACCGGGAAAGATTGAGCTTTCCTCCTTTGTACAGATGTCTTGCTCCCGCGTTGCTCGTCTTTGTGCAGGGGACAAATGCGATAATCATATCCCAGCGTGGCACATCATGCGCGATTCCGTCCATGGTCACAACCTGCCCCCCCCTCAATAGCCTTTAGGCAGTCACCGAGAATATGCCATTCTGGATGCCCGCCGGACGGCTCAATCAGGTCGCACGAGTAGGCTTCATGCCCACGGGCACGAAATGCTTTGCAGACTTCCTGCGATTCCTCACAGGCAACTAAAACTTTCATCTTTCCAAACGCCCGTCCAGCCAGATAGCACAGCTCTTATATAAGGTAGGCGGTTCGCCTTTTGTCCCGGTAGCGTAACCGTTAGTTAAAAGGGAGATCAGAACTGTCGTCAATCACAGAGAAGTCATCCGTGTTGCCCTGCGAGTAGTTTTGCGGCGCATCCTGCGCCCGATCAGCGGGCTTGCTGTCAGACTTGCCACCGCAGAAGTCAACCTTGTTCGCCATGATTTCCGTTGCGGTGCGGTTGTTCCCCTGCTTGTCGGTATACTTCCGGGTCTGGATGCTACCAGTCACAAGAATCAGGCTGCCCTTCTGAAACCACTTGGAAACAAACAACGCCGTATTACCAAATGCGGTGCAGTTAAAGAAGTCGGTTTCCTTCTGACCTCCGCTCTGACGGTCGCAAGCAATGCTGAACGTGCAAACATCCTTGCCGGACTTCGTGACCTTAGCTTCGGGCGTGTGAACCAGACGCCCCTGAATTGCGATAGAGTTGAGCATTATTTAGCCCTCCTTCGGCTGTTTCTGGGCACAGTCCCAACACAGGACACGCCCAAAGCGTTTCTTTGTGCTTCTTGCGGTTTCCAGCGGCGATACGGTGCGGTTGTTGTACTGAATAGGCTGCAACTGCTTTCCGCAGAAAGCGCATGGGGGAATATTTTCTGTCTCCGCTTGCTTCTGCACAGGCTTGCTGGCTCTGCTTGCCGTCTGCTTCTGGTACTCATCCGTGTCAGCGTCTTTTGTATCGTCAATGCAGAACAGACCGTTCAGAGCGTACTTTCTAGCGTAGCTGCTTGCAGTGCCGGTAATCTGTGAATCGTCCATGCCCTTCTTAAATTCAGGCTCACGAGCGTATGCAGTCACCGTATAGGTGGCTCCATCCTGCGATTCAACCGTTGCAGTGGCTTCGATATAATGCCAGCTATCAACGATAACAGGCTTGTCGGAAAGCCGCAGCACAAGGCTATGCGCTTTCAAGATGGGCTTGACCGCTTCGAGAATGTCCTCACACGAGCGGTACTTGTAACCGCCAAATTTGTTCATCTGCCCCTTCGGGGCTTTCAGCTCTGATTGAACAGCCATCAGAGCTTCATGGATTTTGCTGTTGTCCATCAATTATTTTCCTTCCTCGCTTCTTTTCTCGCTTTACGGCAAGCTGGGCAACGCTTAGGCAATGCCATGTTATGCGATTCAAAGAAAATGCGTTCTGCACGGGTGATTTCAAAAGGCTTTCCGCAATCACGGCAAATTTTCTGAACGCTCGTGTCCCAGTCCCAGGAAGCTCTTCTTGCGGCATCTTCGACAGCAAACGCTTCCTCGATTCCGTCATAAGGTCTCCTGACAAGCATATGCTGCGGTGCATGACCGTTTCTGCGAAGCGTTTCCTCCAAATTGTTCCTTTTGCAACTTTTGCAAAGAGTTTCGGTGCTGTTTGGGAACACTGAAAAAAGCTTATTGCACTTTTCACAGTGCTTAATTTCTTTCTTGTATTTACCCATTTTCTTTCCTTTCTTCGGCTTCATTAGGCTTCATTGTTCTTACTTTGGCTTAATTTGGCTGTACAAAATCAACCAGCCATCAGTTCTGCCAACTGTGCGCGGAGGTCTTTCAACTCTGCTTCCCTGTCCTCGATTTCAGACTGCAAGTCCTCGATTTCAGCCAGTCGGTCAGCTTCTTTGGCTTCTGCCATCTGCTCGTTGGTCATAAAGTACACGCCGTCCTCCGGCTCGGTCACACCACCGAATCTGTCAAGGCTAATCATCTTTTGGTCTCCCTCTCTTACGTTCCTCTTTGATTTGCAACGCACTGTACCACTGGTCTTTGTCAATTTCGATGGTAGACCACCGATGGTTACAGACAAGGCACTTTTTTCTGCGAACGATGCTGTCGTGGTCTGACCGGCTGTCAACCGTTGTAATGTTGTCGCTACCGCACATCGGGCATTTCATCGCGCATCCCTCCACTCGTTTGTGTGGTGGGCAACACGCTTGATTTTGCGGCATTCTTGCTCGCTGCGTTCGTCTTCCTCGGCGCTGACTGCCAGTGCGCACAGGACAATGGCCGTTGCGAGAAGCCCGCAGGACACAATCACCCAGCCAAGCATCTGCTCTGTGGTCTGGCATCCTTGAATCGCATCACCGCAGCCAACTGCTGTGATTGCCGCAACCAGACCAATCATTGACAACGCCGCTCCTTTCAAAGTTTTCATTTGTTCTCCTTTTTGCTTCCAAAATTAAAAATCCACACAGTTGCCATCACGGCAGCCGCTACGATGATTCCCCATGTGCCTTTTGTGCCGACCAGCAGTTCAACCAGATGTACCAGCCACAGGTTCAAAAGGAACACCGCCAACACCACCGCAAGAACAGTTCCCCATATCATAATGATTTCTACCAATGCTTTCATTTCTATTCCCTTTCGTTTATTTTTTCGCCATTGCAAATCACGTCTATGCCATGCTTTGCCACTGCAACACCTATCTACGCAATTCCTTCGCTTTTCATTGCTTTTCCTCGCGCTGCCTCGCCTCCGCTTATCAAAGCTACGCCTTGCATACATAGCCATTGCTTTTCCAATCTTTTCCTGGCCATTCCATTGCTCGTCTGAGCCTTGCTTCGCCATGCCTTTGCAGGTCTCGTCAAATCACCGCATTGCCGTTGCCGCTCAAGTCGCTTCGTCTCCAAGCGTTGCCTTAGCATTTCTGAGCAAATCGTCACTATGCCGTTGCCGTTCCACGCCGTGTGCAGCACAGCCCCGCCCAGCCATAGCAGTTAATTGAGGATTTCGTAGGTATAGCGGCCTTTTCCGCTGTTGCGCCACTGGCCGATGCCACGCAGAGCACCGTAGTCCAACCACTCACGCACGACCTTCTCGTGAGAATCGTCCAGAAGAACGATTTCGAACTCGCAGGTCGAACCAGCTGGAATCTGCTCGCTGTTGGCAAGACTGACGCGCTCGCCCTGCGCGGTCTGTGCGCGAAGCGGGCGCTGGCACTCGGTAATCTCGCCGTTCACATGAATGGGAATCATGCGGGGCTGAACAAAAATCAGGCCATCAATAACCTTCTTGTAGGCCGTCAGCTTGCCGCTTTCGTTCACGGCTTTCTTCTTGCCGGTTTCGGTCTTGCCGCCAATTCTGGAGAGCATACCACAGGAATCCTTGAAGAAGCCTTTAATCTGGTAATCGTACAGGATAGGCTCACCATTCTCATTGCGAGGGAACACGGTCATGCCCTTGTCTGCTACGGCATCAGCGCCCAGAGCTGCCACCTCATCCTCGATGGTGTTTGCATCAGGGGACTTGCTGGCGATGAACTCTCGCGCGATGTTCTGGTTGCTAGGCCAAGTGCCGAGAACCGCTTCGATGAATGTAATTCTTACTTTGATTTTTTTCATTTTTGTTCGCTCTTTCTTTCTCGATATGTTCCAGTCTTAAAGGTTCACGCTCTTGCCAGCGCTTCCGCCACGGACTGCTTTTGTTGAAGTTGCTTATTGCTTTCTTCATCGTTTGACATCCTTCGCTTGCGTTGGATGTGTTCAAGCCGGTCTTTCTCCCGACTGTGCCAACGGATTTCCCGCTTTCCGTAGTATCTACCGTTCATAGGTCAACTCCCCTGTTGCAAGCATCTGCGATACCTCGCCGTAATGCTTGCCAAGTTTGTCCGCAAGGGCTTGTACTTATCCGATGGACGGAAACGTCTTTTCCGGTTTGTGCGCTGCCTTCTTGCGCTTCCTGTCACGCTCTTTGTCAACCTTGCGCTTGCATTCTGAACAGTACTTTTTTGTCGGTCTGACAACGCCAAGATACAGGCCGCAACGCTCACAGTACTTTTCTTCCACGCTGCATCTCCTCTTTCAGTCTGGATTCCCGATTGTGACGTTCAAAGCACTGGTTGATGGATTTCTCCATCCACAGCACCTTGTTGGCATCGTTTCTTGACACGCCAGCAGCCATTGCCAGCTTCAGTCTGCGCTTGTGGCTTTGCGCTTTGCGAAATTCCATCACCAGCACTCACCAGCCTTTTTGGTGATGAACGCAGGCACATCCCTGCCGGTAGTCCGACACAGGCAGACACATTTGGCAACCCAAATATCAAAAGAAGCAGAAGGGATGCAGCACGTTGCATTTCTCTTAAAGCTTTCATTATCCGGTTTACTAAGCCAAACAGAAACTGCCTTGTAGTCATACGCTTCCGTGACTCTGCACCATTCGATGCTATACCCATCCAAACACAGTCGGTTCATAATACGCATTGCCATAAGCTTTGCTTCGATGAGTTCTCCTTCTGTCCACTTCAGCTTGTCCGCTTCATAGACCTTGACCGCCTCGTCAATGGCGTGGTGCGCTTCTTCCGGGTATTCAAGGTCTACTTTCAAGGTGATAATCTGCTCCATGTTCAGTCCTCCCATCCTCCGAAGTCTTGCTGTTCTGCAACAGCCCTGGTCTCGATTCTCGGCGTGATGCCCAGCTTCTTGAGCTGCTCATGGATGAGCTTTTCACCCTCGACCGTCCAAACTGTCGTGTTCGGGATATAAGTCTTGCCGTTGGAGCGCTGAATAGCCTTACCTTTGCGGTTCTTAGTGTAGCCCTTGCCCTGATAGGGTTTGTACAGCACCCACTGACCGTCGCTGTCTTTGTACTGGACTCGCTGGCTGTAAAGCAGCTTGTTCAGCTTTTCAGCAGTCAGACCGTAGTCCTTTGCAATGCTGGTGGCCGTCCGGCAGTTGTCCGCAATGCACACAGCACGAGCGAACTCAGCATCCGGTGTCAGCTCTGCAATCCGCTTGTCTTTCTCCTCCAGTTCCTCATGCGCTGCGATCAGAGCAGTTGCCAGAAGCTGCGACCGAGTAAGCTGCGGTGCATTATAGCTTCCAGTCTTGCGGATTGCAGGAAGCACATCGTTCGTGACCCATCTACGGAACGGAGCCGCTTCCGGTTTGTCGCTTCGGAGGATGACATGGTACAAACCGCTTTCGTTGACGATTACCATTTCCTGTTTGCCGCCAAGGGTGTCAATCAGACTGACACCCTTTTCGTCATCATCTAATCGGTCAGCAGCCATGCGGTTATTGCTAATACCAAGCACAGCGCACACGTCTTTCAGAACGAACCATGCTTCGCCGTCCATATCAACCGTGCGAACTTTGCTGTTCTGATATTCAAAAACTTGAATGTTTGCCATTTTTTCTCTCCCTTCTTACACTCCCGAATCCTGAATATTCAAAATCCGGCAGATACTTTTCTTAATGCCGGGCGTTTCCAGCTTTCCTGTCTTAACCTTGAAAAGGTAAGAACGGTCAAAATATCGTCCGGTGTCCTCCTTGACTTTTTCAATCAACCAGTCATTGGTCTTGTCTTTTTGGATAAGAGCAATTTCGATTTGTTTGCCAAAGTCACACAGAGGCTTTTTTTCAGCCATTATTTCACCTCCGGCTATTGATTTTTACGCATAAGTGTAATACAATGAAGTTGCTAGAAATCATTCATTACGCCTTCGCGGTACGGTCTTAGTATAATACGCTTTCGCGTAAAATGCAAGGCTTTTTTAAGCGTTCGCGTAATTTCAGCAAACCTTACAATGCGAGGACTGGAATTATGGCAAACTTGTACGAAAATATTGAAAAACTCTGCAAGCAGCGTGGAGTAAATGTGACCACAATGTGCAAGGAATCGGGTGCAAGCCGTGGGTCTTTGACCGATTTGAAAAACGGTAGAAAGCAAACCTTGAAATATGAAACGCTCGATAAGATAGCTTCTTATTTTGGAACAAGCGTAGATGCTTTGGTTTCTGGCGAACATAAAGAAAACCCGCCCCAGCAGCCGCAAAGTGAAGTTGACGCGGATATTAAATGGATTGAGCAGAAGCTAGTAGAGATGCCGAAAGAAAAGCGTGAAGCTTTGATGAAGCTTATCAGGACTATGTGAGGTGACGGCGTGGGCAAAAAGAAATTTAGCAAAGAAGAACTGCTGAACGACAAAAGTTCTCACATGGGTGATAGGTTTTCATTTGCCTTCGGTGCGCTTTTCTTGGTTGCTTCATTTATTTTCCTTGTGTATTCTTCAACCGCCTTTTTAATCGTTGCAGCCATTGGGGCTATGATGTTGATAAAAGGTAAACGCGGATACGATATGTTTCTTGAAAGAGAAAAGCTCAAAACAAAAATGTACGAAACACCTGTGTCCGCAAAGATTGTAGGCTCTGGTGAAAGCAAGAAGGCCGGAAGCGCCGCACTCCGTTCCGCTGTTGGCGGTTCAATTGCCGGATTGCCCGGTGCTGTTTACGGTGCAGCATCCGCAAAATCTAAAACAACCGTCACGTTTTATGTGACGTATGAAGATGGGCATCACGGAAGCGAAACTGTAAATTCCGATTCTAGCCGGTTCTTAAAACTGATGAAGGTCTGTGAAGATTGACCCGGTACAAATAAAACCCCTTGCGCCGGGCTTTCGGTAGCCTTATGCGCAAGGGGTTTTGTCATGCGTTAGTTATTATTTCTTTAGCTGCCGGAATCTTTTCAGGGTGTTCCAGCAGCCATGCAATAAATCGGTCAATCTTGGCTCTTTCCTGTTCACTCATTGTGGCATATCCTCCCGATCGGCAAGTGCGGATGTTCATTTGATATGATTATACATCTTTCTGTTGTACAGTCAATATCATTTTAACAACTTCGTAAAAATCGAATGTTTTCTTCACATCCATTACTTCACGTCAGGGAAGCCGCGAGTGTTCAAGTCAAAAGGGACAACGCCTATCCATCTTTCCTCCAATCACAGCTCTACGAGCTGTCCGTCAATGCGTTCGATGTTGTCTGCTGGGTCTCGTCCATCGTCTAATGCGGCTACGGCGCGTTCCAGAATGCCTTTTGCTTCGAGGTAAACATCTTTATCAGCTTCGTACCCAGAAAGGCTTAGGACAAGCTCTAACGTCCGTTTGCGAGCGTATGGAATAATCAGAGCATCTACGGTTCGTTTCATTCGCTTTCCTCCCACGGTTCAGGTGTGTGCGGCTGCCCATCGGGAACGCTTGCAGGCATTCCGTCGATGATCGGCATACGTTCATGGTTCCAGATTACAGTTTCTTTCATTTTTGTTCCACTCCTCTTTGGAATTTTTTGACAATACAGTTATAACATAGGCTGCTGTTGGTTCTCCATAGCAGCTTTTTCCATTTTTTGGCTTGTCGAACCCGGCAGGTTTGCCGGATTTTGTTGAAAGGGTGAGAATTTATGGATGAATATTTAGTAAGAACAGCCAAAGCATTAGAGATAGCTCGAATGCGTTCCGGTTTGAGCCAGCAGAAATTGGCGGCACGGATGGGCGTAAATCGTGGCACGGTCGCCAATTGGGAGCAAGGTCTGGCAGCCATTTCCCTTCCGATGGCTATGCGCTGGTTCACCTGTTGCGGCGTATCGGTGGCTCGATACATGGACGCTTGCATTCACCCAGGGCTGCTGGAGCATCTGGAAGATGGCCTTTCCGATTTGGAGAAACGGAAGGTTCTCATAGATGCTATGATGGAGTGTTCCTCCTACGAAATAGATGCCCTGTTATACATTCGGTACGGAGATCACGGTTCAGACCACATCGGCGTACTGACGGAGATTCTGGCAAACCTCCACACGCCCTTGAAAGACAGGGTCGCTGTCTGCCGGATGGTGTCTGGTAGCTATGAGATGGCGCAGGCCACTAAAACAGACCCAGACCCGAACGGAACCGCCCCAAAGATGGAGATTCTATATCAGGCGCAGGATGCTGGAACGGAAGCTGCTATGAAGTCTAACGATTCCTATACCGTGAATCCAAATAATATAACTGGCTGATTGTCGAATTATCGTTGTTTATGATGAACATCTTGTACACGTTCATCCACTTTTTGTACACGTTTCATGCAGATTAGGTATACCTTTATCTTGTCATTCCGTCCCCCATAGGCTGCAAATCGACAATGTTTGCGCGGAATAAATAACGGATTTACGTTAATTTGTTGTTTGCGATTGAGTAACTCGTCAATCCGTCCCCCATCGTGCAGATTAGGTATACCTTTCCATCCACTTTTTGTACACCTATCCACAATCCGTCCACGTTTGGCATGGCTAATGGAAGGTCGCTTCACCACCGGTACAGTCTTATTCAGCAAGTGACGGCTTGAGTTATCCACAAACTGGAATGGAAAAATAAAGAAATTGTTGTAAATTATCGTCATCGACTATTTAACGATGATATTTAACCTCTTGTTTATTTCTTGTTTAATATATAATATGTATACGGGGGACGAAATGACAAAGCATGGGGGACGTTTTGACAAGTCACGGGGGACAAAATGACGAGGACATGGGGGACAAAAAGACAAGCCATGGGGGACAAAAATTATTGACACGTCCCCCAACTTGTGATATACTGTTTTCAGACCATTAAAGGAAGTGAGCAGATGCCGAAAATATCAGACAACAACCTTGTCGAAAAGAGCAAGTCCCTTGTGTGGGCAAAGTTCAGGGACTACACAGCAGGAGAACTTCGTCTGCTAGAGGTTTACCTATCAAGAATTAACCCAAGAGACCCAAGTAGCAGTCGTGTAGAGTTTACTCTTGCTGAATACAGAGAACTGCTTGGGCTGAAAAGCCTTGACGCTCGAAGGATTGAGCCGCAGATCAAGCACTTTCTTGGCAATACGGTGTCGATTCCAATTGACAAGGAGAAAGGAACATTTGAAAGCTTTGTCTTGTTTACAAGGGCAAAACTGGACTATGTACCAGAAACAAGGTCTTACGTCGTGGCAATCACCTGCAACCCAGACCTTCGCTCCATCTTTTTTGATATTGCTGAAAGCGGATATGTTCGGTATCGACTGCGTTACACTTCACGAATGAAGTCACAGTACAGCATTTTGCTCTATTCAATTCTTCGAGACTGGTTGAATATGGACAACAAGCCGCATGAAATCAGTCTGAAGAAGTTGAGAGAGCAGCTCGGCGCGATGGAAGCCAGCTACGATGTTTATAAGAACCTTCGCAAACGAGTGCTTGACGTTGCGGTAGATGAGATCAATGCCGTGTCTGACATTGTTGTGACCTACGAACCAGTCCTTGTGGCACGAAAGGCTGTGGCAGTCAAGTTTAAGCCCAAAATTAAAGCGTTTGAGAAGCTGATTGAAGCGAAGGCAAGTGAAGTGCTGGCCGAACCTCAAAAAGCCGTGAGGAAGCCCCGCAAAAGCGGATATGAGGATTTCGACTGGTCTGTGTGTGACGAACTGGAAAAGCAGGACTGCATTGACGTGGCGAAGGTGGTTGAGAAGTGGATGAAGAAAGAGCATCCAGAAATCAAGCTGCCGAGACGCAGAGAAGCGGTCTACGACACGGTGAAGGCTGCGTATAAGGACATTTTGTCTTTGGATAGGTCTCCGTTCCCAGACAGGCCTGTTGGGTATCTGATTAGAAGCGTGGATAAGGCAGGTATCGTAGATAGGTATATGCCAGCGTTCTATTCCATTGAAGCCTTGCAAGAGTAGCCAGAATGAGCAGATGATGCAGAAAGGAGAAAGAATGGGATGGATTAGTGTGAAAGATGAGTTGCCAAATTACAGGGAAAATGTAATTGTTTTCACGGAAAAGCATATTGACGTTGGGCATTTGGCAAGAGGAAGATATGGTTCTTTGTGGTGGGAAAGGGATTCTGTTGATGTATGGAAGGACAACGAAGTTCTAAGAGATGTAACCCATTGGATGCCACTTCCTGATGAACCCGAAGAATAAAGAAAGAGTGATAAAATGGCAAAAATTATAGCGGTCGCCAACCAGAAGGGCGGCACAGGAAAGACCACAACAAGCACCTGTCTGGCTGGTGCGTTACAGTCGCTCAGCAAGAAAGTCCTGCTGGTGGACTGCGATGCCCAGTGCAACGCAACGGACACTTACGGCGCACAGACAGAGGATGTATGCACCCTGTTTGATGTGATGACCCGGCAAGGTACGGTCGAAGAAGGAATCCAGCATTGTGAAGCTGGTGACATTCTTCCGTCCGACAGCGCATTGAAGGATATTGACGAGCAGCTTGTGCGAGACATGGGCAAGAACTTCCGGCTGCGAGAAGCACTTGAAAGCGTGTCTGGGCGGTACGATTACATTGTGCTGGACACTCCCCCGCAGCTTGGTCTTGCGCTTGTGAACGCCCTGATCGCCGCCAACAGCATTATCGTGCCCATCACAGCAGACCGTTACGCACTGGCTGGTTTGAGCCAGCTTTCGCAGACCATCGGCGATGTTCGCAGATACTTCAACCCAACTTTGAAGATTGAAGGTTTGCTTCTGAACCAGTACAAGAGCCGTGAGAACCTGTCCAAAGAGGTTGTGGAGCAGCTTCCTGTGATTGCACAGAGCATGGGGACAACGCTGTTGGACGTGAAGATTAGACCGTCTATGGGCGTTCGTAAAGCGCAGGCAGAGCGGCACAGCCTGTTCAGCGGCGACACGGCAAAGAGTACCAGCGCAGAGGATTTCAAGGCGTTGGCAGAGATTATTGTAAAAGGAGAAGAAAAATGAGCGGTGGACATTGGGATTATCAAAATGACAGCCTTGCAAATGCTATTTATCAGCACTGCTACCCAGATTATAACCTTGCAGATGAACGTGTAAAAGAGCTTTCGATTATTGCACGAAAAGAAAATCCGCTTGGAGACAAAGATTTAAGTATGCTTCTGTACGATTTGCTTTGTGTTTTGCATAGCTGTGATTGGTACAGAAGTGGCGACACTGATAAAGAGCAGTATAAGAAGGATGTACAGTATTTCAAGGAAAAATGGTTATGGAGCAAGGAATGGATTAAAGTGAGCGACCACTACCCCGAAATGGTGGATATAAACGGAGAACTTGAAAGCAATCCTGTCCTCGTTGCATCGCCGTTGACAGGAACAGATATTGCACAGTGTTACTTCTATCCAGAAGACGGTGGAAAACCTATTTGGAAAACAGATTGGTGTAATAATCTTGGAGCGACGCATTGGATGCCGTTACCAGAAGCTCCGTCCTTTGAAGATTCGGATTATGAGGAGGCTGACACAGAATGAAATCAACCAGCAAAAAATCCACAGGCTTGCTTGGCGGGTTTGATTTCCAGCCTATTTTTTCGGAGCAGACATTAAGCCGAAGTGAGCCAAAGGAAGAAGAAGTAAGCCAAGCAAAGCCGAACGAAGCCGAACAAGCACCGATTAAGCCCAATGAAGCCACAGACAGCCATGCACAGCCTAATGAAGCACAGTCAAGCAGTATTAAGCCGAAGCAAGCCAAAGACAGCGAAACGCAGCCAAACAATGCCGTAGTAAGCGAAAGTAAGCCAAAGAAGCTGAAACAGGCGAAAGAAGTTCAGCGTCTTATCGAACAGGGCGATGTACCCGGCGCACTAGCAGAAGCTGGTCTGACAAAGAAAAAAATCCCGATGCCGGAATCGCATCAGGGCGTTGCAAGTGGCGATGGCAAGCGTTCAAAGCGCATTACCATCCTTATGAGTGAGGAGGAACGTAAGTACATCAACCGTGAAGCAAGGCGGCACGGAATGACGATTGGACAGTTCGTGTACGCTCTGGCGGTTGCAGCGGCAGAGGGTAAGGTTGAGTTAGAGGATTTCTTGGAGGATTGACGTATGAAGATGTCGAAAGAATTTTACGAAGGAAGCATTAGCCGTTTACAGAAAATGGTCAAACGCGGCATTTACGTTCTTTTGTTCGATGCTTTTGCCGTAGCAATTCAGATTCCTTTTATCTTTGCTGGTAAATGGGTTGCAGCGCACTTGATTTTGTCCATCGCCGTATCTTTTGCGGCTGGATATAGTTTTAACACGCTTGTGGATAGTAAAAGACAACTTGATATGTACAAGGCAGATATGGAATTGTACTACACCAAATAAAATAGCCACTGTGTAGTCGCAATGACAGCACATAGGAGAAAGGAAGAATATGATGGGAGTAGAACACTTTAGCGAAACAGATTCATTGGCGTATGAAGAATGGGCTAAAGAACGGCGGGATTCTACAAATGTCAATTATGTAGAAACTGGATGTATAATTTGGCACTCTATCGAGAAAGAAGGATTCCCGCCAGAACAAACTTGCGAAAAATATCTTATTTCCGTTGAGAATGGATATACGGGAAAAAGTTATGTGAATGCCGCATACTTTATCAGAAATGGATGGTTCGACAGCGTGTATACAGAAGAAGGGAAAATAATACCAGAACGCGATATTGTAACACACTGGGCGAATTTGCCGAAACCGGCACAACTTCCCAAAAGACCAAGATTCCCATTGGACAATCAAACGCCAGAAGAAAGAGAAGCTGAAGCAAAAGAAAAAGCAAAGCAACTACAAGAAAAAAATAATGAAAGCGTTTGGTTATAACGTATAGAAAAATCCCCTGTGTAGCCGTTAAAAACTACACAGGGGTTCTTCTTTACTTATCAGCAATGCAATCCCAGTAGAGATACGCCTTGCCATCTGCGGCATCTGCGTCCTCGAGGAACGCCTTTGCCATGTCAGCGTAGAAGCCCGGAGTGTCAACGGACTGACGTTTTGCAACCTGACAATAATCCGAGTACATCATGTTCATAACAGCCCAGAAATCGTTCGGGTCACAGGTGATATTGCGCTGTTTGGCAACGTCCTGCGTCTGCTCCAACGTCCAGTGACAGCCTTTTGTGCCGTCAGCGTTCACCATGCTGTCGCACCATTCCTCCGCTTCATCGTGGGTGAGGTGCTGGCGTGGCATTTTGATGGAGCGGCTGTCTGCACCACCACGTTCATACTGCCCAGACCGTTTATCCCAGTCACCGTTCTGCGAGAAGCCGATTTGCGGCATTCTGCGCCCATATTCTACGTCAGGGTAGCGGGGGATAGGGTATGGGTCGATGTAGCGGTTCTCCTCCTGCGGATAATAGGGATAGCGGTCGTTGCCACCTTCCAGCTTACGCAGGCGGCGTTCCATCTCACGCTCCCTGCGGTCACGCTCTTCCTCAAGGCGGTCACGTTCCGGCTCACGGCCTTTGTCGTGGTCACGGAGCATCATCATGCGGCGAAAATTGTTCTTGCCCATAATCTATACCTCCTCAAGAAATGGACGCGGGCGCACCGGCGTGGGAGCGGCAGAAGCAGCCAAGATACTTGAACGTGCCGGTGCCAGTCGCAGACGTTGCAACGCGGGTAGCATAGCGAGTACGAGTGTGGATGCTCTCGGCGGTTGCCTGAGCGCAGTTGCAGTCGGTCAGAGGGTATGCGGTAGTTCCTGCGCCGATGGTGATGACCACAGGGGCGTTGATGGTGGTCGTGTCCGGGATGCTCTGGGCAACCACGATGCAATACTTCTCTCCGTTCTGGTATGCGCCAGCAGGGATGTTGATGGTCAGCGTGTCATTGGCGAACGTAACAGACTGGCTCAGAACCAGATGGGGGCAGAGTTTGCAGCTTGTTTTGCAAGCCATAATGTTTTCCTCCTAAAAAATCAGGGGCAGAGGTGTCTTACCCCTGCCCCGATGGTTCACCCGGTTTTATCGGGGAGTGTGTTGGTTAGCAGCAGCCGCAACAGTTCACGCCCAAGTTGGGGTTTGCCACCTGATAAGCGGGAATCGGGCGAGGATTCACACGGTTCAGGATGGTGTCAGTCTGGGCGCTCATCGCGGAGGTCAGAAGCGCATTCTGCCGATCCTGAGAAGCCGCGAACTTGAGGCTCTGGTTCTCAGCAGTCAGAGTGGCAATCTTATCCTGCGTGAAGTAGTCCATCATGCTGCGGAAGTTGGCGTTGCAGTTGTCCACGATGGCGCGGGCGTTGTCTGCGATAGCCTGACGGGTAGCGCAGTCCTCCGTTGCGATGGTGTATTTCAGGTCGCCGATCAGCTGCTTGTTCTCGCAGCAGCAAGATGCCAGCTGCGTAGCAAGTGCGGTCTGACCGGCCTGCCGGGCGTTGCCCTCCTGCATGATGGCAAGGCTGATGGCGTTGTCACCGTTGGACACGCTGCGTTCCAGGCCGTTTATGAGCTGTGCGTTCTGGTAGCCAAGCTGACAGATTGCGCTGTTCACGCCAGCAAAGCCGTTCGCAATGTTGGCGTTGATTCCGTTGATCTGTGCCAGCTGGTCATAGCCCAGAGAGCAGATACCGCTCTGGATGCCCGCCAGAGAGCGGGAGGTGTCTTGCTGGTAGAAGCCCTCAGACAGAGCCGCACGGGTGTCGTTACCACCCTGACCAGTTGCGCCAGTGCCGACCAGATAGGGGATGTAGCTGTTCATGCCGTTGTCACCGCCGTTCCGGCCATAGCCGTTTGTGCCCCAGCCGAAGATGATGGCGAGGATGATAACCGCCCACAGACCTTCGTTGCCGAAGAATCCACCGTTGTTATTGCCACCATCCTGCCCAGCCAGATAGCCAGTTGCAAAATCGTCCATAACAAAACTCCTTTCAGTTTTGCGTTATGCTATCCCGCTACCGTGTGCAGCGGGCAAAGCCAAATCAAAGCGGTTTTTGTCAAGTCCGCAAAACTGAGAAGCGTTTCGCTTAGAGGGATGCGTTATCGGGGCAGCGTCAGATTCAGGACGCTTGCCAGCTGGTTCAGGTCGATGCCACGCTCTTTGGCGAGGTTCTGCGCCATCGTCCTGAGTTGCGCTTCGTTCTTACCCTGAATCAGGTTCAAACCCTGCATGATAGGAGAATTCTGCCCGCTTAACTGCTGGATAAGCCCCATCGGGTTTTGCCCGGCGCGAGCCAGATTTGCAAGCTGCATGATGGGGCTATGAGTAATCATATCAAACGGAGAGGACATCGCTTATTCTCCTTTCTTCGCTGCGGCAGCTGGCTTAGAAAAGCTCTTCTGCCACTTTTCCAGCTCATCCAGACGGTGGACGAGGGTGTTGTACTGCTCAATAGGCACATACTGCTGTGTCGGTGCAGCGGTCTGCTGTGCCTGTTGCGCCTGCATCTGGCGCCATGCTTCCGGGCTGTAAAACTCCTGCACATAGGATTCACAGGTGTCTGGGTTGAGACGCTTGCAGTAGATCACGCCACTGCGCAAGTCTGGGCAGTAGGTCGGTCTGCCGTACAGGTCAGACGGTATTGCCAGAAATTCCTCCCTGCTGGAAACAGGTCTGCCGAGCAGCCAACCGCCATCTTGTACCGATTGCTGAACAGGCTGCTGCCCATTCATCGGCTGCGGACGCTGCGGTTGTGCCTGTTGCATCTGCGCGTTCGGTAGGGGAGTGGCAAGCCCAACTGTTCCCATGCCGCCGTAAGGATTGACAGGCTGCTGCGGAACGTAAGGCGCTCCGGGTGTCGGGTAATAGCTCATAATACATCCCTCCTATTGCATCCAGTGTACCGCATCGGAAAAAAACGAAAGACAACGAACGTCAAACGAAGGACAAAAAAAGAAAAGCGCCCACACGGAAAAATCCGCATGAGCGCTTAACTGATAAGGGCACACACTTTGGAGTGCAATGCTAAGATATCACATCATCCAATATATGGCAATGCTTTCGGCAAAACTAGTGCAAATAAAACAAAATCCCCCACTTTGACTACAACGTACCCCGCGTGGAACGCAGGGCTTCGGCAAAACAGGGGATTTTTTGCTTATCAGCTTATGTGCGTAGGAGTATACAGCGGAATAAATCGCTTCCAGCTGTGGCAGTGTCTAGGCCAATACCGAATAAGATACCAATCTCCAAACAGATGAAAAGTGGTGTAGTATTTTGCAATTCTTGCCACTCGTTCTTCTTTTGTATTGCACATAAGCATCACCATATAAAATCGTCTCCCGCATGGTACGCACTGCAAGTAGGCGGGCGGGAGACTGATCGGCGCCTATCTGGCAACCGCTTTTTTCATTCCCAGATAAAGCACTGGGCTAGCTGGCAAATATCCACCCTAATGCGCTTCTTCGAGAGGCCGGGTGGATTTGTTGAGATTATTATACCACAAATCGTGCAAAAAGAAAAGCCAGCGGGTAAACGTTCTTCCGCTGGCTCTCTGTACACATTTCTCCGAAGTGTGTGTACTCTACTTCGGACGGTATAAATATTATATCACACATCCAGCATTTTTTCAATGCCTTTCAGCCGATAGCCTACCGCCGTCCGGCTGTAATGTGTCTGTGCTGCAATGTCCGGCAGCGGGAGCCGCTCCACGTACCGCAGTAAGGCTATCTTACGGTCTACCCTCCCAAGCGGTGCGGTTTTGATGGCGGCGATCATCTGCTGTCGGTCAAGTCCTTGCAGGCACAGTGGCAGCACTACACGAGCCGCAGCCACAGGCAGTGCCGAGCCAGAAAGGCTGCGGCAGCTGTCCGGCGTTGCGCACCATATTGCCAATGCTGGCAAAATGGTGACGTTTTGTCACCGTTTCGCCGTCAAGGCGGACTTCATTCGTGAAAACCGCCCATTTTAACGCATGTTGCAGATATGTAGTGCTTGCCATGATATCCTCCTTACAGTGTGATTTCCTCAGCGTCTGCCTTGTCTTCCGCATCCAGCGCATCGTAGTACGCTTGTGCAAGGGCTTCCACCTCTGCGATGTCATCTGCGGTCAGCAGTCCGTTGTCGTAGTGCATGTATGTTTTATCCAGCCAGAACGCAACGTCGCGTCCGGCGGCGATCTCCCGCTTAATGGAGCGTAACGTCAGGTCGTGCCTGGCTTTGGATTTGATTGCCATATGTATGTACCTCCTTTAGGTCATGGACGCTACTGCGTCCTCAAGGTCAGTGATCCGCTTAATCGGGTCTGCGCGTCCCGTCACAGTCACGCTGTCTGCGTCGGTTATGACCGTGTTCACGCCGCTCAGAGCTGGAATAGGCTGTGCGCCTATCGCAGTGAAGGGCACAGGCTCTGCCAGCTTGTAACAGACTTGCACAGGTGTTCCTGCGGCGTACTGGGCGGCGAGATAGGATTTAAGCTCATCTATGGTTCCGGGGAAAGTAATAGCTAGCGTTTCTCTATCGCTCTGAAAAGACACTGTATTATTCCTGTCTCCGCTTTGAGCATGAGAATACGCTTCGCTTTTGAAATGAGTGCATTTCCAGTTTTTAGCATATTCACTATTTTCGATGGTGGTCCGTGTTATATTTTTTATATTAACGCAGTAAAAAGTTCTATATTGGTTCGTTGATGCGTACCAACTATATGTATTGATAAGTGCAATTTCGTTCCATGCTTTCTCACAGCTCCCGCTCACTGCGTCCACCGTGCCGCCGTAGATGGTTTCAGGCAGGGTCAGGGTGGCGGTTTGGCCGATGTAAGGTGTGTAGGCGGTGGGGGCAGTGGTGCCAGGAACAATATACGGATATACGGTTTTATCAAGCGTTGTGCCGCTATTCACACTCAAGCACCAAAACTTAATTACGTCCCCAGCCAAAATCACAAAAGTGCCTTTGACGCTTAACCAAACGTTCTTCCCATTTCTTTGCACCACAATGCTAGAGCCAATTCCTTTGCCCGAATCTAGCCCGTAGTATTTTCCGGGCGGCAGATACCAAACCGAAAACATTGGGCTAACCGCATTAGCCAGTGCGGTGCCGGAAATATGAATACCGCCGTTGACTACATACTCATAAGAGATGCCTTGCATTGTCTGTTTGGTGAACGGAGCGATATTCAGCAGGTTCTCCCCGCACCTTGTCACTGCGACGCTGTCACGTCCCTTGATGGGACGAATGTTTTCGGGGCTAGGTTCGCCGCTACCATCCTGCGCGGGTTCCCAGCTCGCCTTGCAGCCCAGCGGATAACCTGACACAGGGTAGCAAGCAACGGGGTTCCCGGTTTCTTCCAGCGGTGGACAGAGCATATCCACGATGTGCTTGCTGCTCCATGCGTCGGAGCCCACGGTGGTATCATTGATTTGTGTGCCATCTTTGCCGTCTGCACCTGCCGGGCCGGGGTCACCTTTAGGCCCCTGTGGCCCCTGCTCACCACGAGGGCCTGTCTCGCCCTGTGGGCCAGTGGCACCCGTAGCGCCTGTGGGGCCTTGAGGGCCCTGTGCGCCCTGCGGGCCGACCGGGCCGATGGGTCCAGTGTCGCCCTTGTCGCCCTTAAAGTCACCGCTTGCGATGCCGTTCTTCAGTTCCCGCAAGCTGTCAGCAGCTTTCTGAGCGCTCTGATTTGCATTGCCCGCACTGGTGGCGGCTTCACTGGCGGCCGTCTGTGCATCGGTCTTGGCCTGCTCTGCGGCGGTGGCATCGGTGTGCACGGCCACATAGCCGTCCACCACCAGCGAGGATGCCGGGTCTTTGCCGCCTGGCACATGCCAAAATGCCCGGATGGTCAGCCCTGCCCACTCGCCGGTGGCGGTGATGGCAAGGCGGTACACGCCCCGGTTCTTGGTGTAGCCAAAGCGCACCAGCTGCTCATAGCCCGGCACTTTGACGACGCCATTGGATGCGAGAGATACGCTTTGCTCAATCATGCTTTACTCCTTGTTGATGGTAGGCTTCTTTTCTGCCAGTGCCTTTTTCATCATGCTGACGGCCTTTTCAATCACACTGTCCAGCACTTCATCGGTGATAAAAGGCTTGAGCCAGTCCGGCAATGCGCCGCGCAGCGCAGCAAAGACCTGCGCCTTTTTCTTGGCGCCCTGACCGCTGCCCATGATGCTGTTTTCTGCCAGGGTCACCAGTTCCAGCGCCCACTGCTTGACGTACTGCTTATAGCCCAGGCGGATGGCACCAACGGCCAGCGCGGCAAAGCCGATGAACATCAGTACCAGTGCGATGGGTGCGGGGATAAAGTTAAAGATTGCTTCCATGATTCGTTACTCCTTTCAGTAGGTAGTTGTTGATATCGGATTTGCTTTTTTGCATACCTTCGCGGTTGTTGCCGGACAGTTGCGCATCAAAAAGATTCTGTACGCCAACAAGCACGAGACGCATTTCTTCATCGATGCCGTCAAATCGCGTCATGTCGCGTCTAAGGGCTGCGGCGTGCTGCGTGGAAACGGTTTCTACCGCAGCCAGTCGCTTTTCAATGGTGTCAATGCGCTTGTTCTGCGCGTTGTCCGGCTCCTGTGCCTTTTTGACGTACTTGTGTATAATTTCCAGCACCTTGTCGATGGTGATGGTCGCAGCGCACAGGCTGCCCAGGACGCCCAGCACCCACAGTAAAGCCTCTTTTTCGGTCATTTACCCTCCCGGAGACGGGTCAGGCCCTTCTTGCAGATGATTTTCGGATAGTTGCGTGTGGTCACATTGAGGTCAACGTGGCCGGAAATGCCAGGGACGCTGCCCTTACTGGTGTGCTGGTGGGTGTTGTAGGCAAAGGTCACGGCAGGTGTCTTTCCTGTGTAGTCGGCCAGCCACACGTCGTAGGGACTGAGGGCAGCACCGCCCATATACAGGCGCGTTTTAGCAAAGCTGGTGTAGGTATAGAGCTGGGCATAAAAGCCCATGTCCTCCACCTTTTTCAGGGCGTAGGCTGTCAGGTCGGTCAATGCCTGCTTGCCAAGAACCCTGAATTTGTTGTCCTCCACGTCCACTGACACAGGCATTTCCAGCGTCTTGCCACGCAGGGCGTCAGCCAGCAGGGAAAGCTCTGCATCGGCCATTGCCTCGCTGGTGGCGTAGGTGTAGTAATACACGCCCACAGCCAGACCTGCCGCCTTTGCATTGCGGTAGTTTGCTTCAAAGGTCGGGTCGATGTACAGGCCGTCCGCCCGCTTGGAGAGTCTGCGGTTTGTGCTGACGGTCTTGAGCATGACGCCATGATAGCCAGCGGCCTTGACCTTCTTCCAGCCCTCCGGTGTAATGCTGCCCTGATACCGGCTTACGTCGATGTAGCGATAGGGCGGTGCTCCCGTCCACTCGGTCACAGATGCCATTGTGTCCTCCTGTTCTGCCTGTTCTTCCGCCAAAGCGGCAAAGAACCGGCTCAAAAAGTTAAAAAGTGCGGTCAAAAATGTGTTGTTTATTGCGATCAACCTCCCGGGCCCAAGAGTAGGCATTAAGTGCCATGGGCGGTTTCCTGCTGGGCCAGCAGCTCGGTCAGCTCTTTGTACTCGGCCTCGGTGATGCGGCCGAGTGCGTAAAAAACATCAATTTTTTCCGCAAGGCCAGCGGTCTGGCCGCGCTCGATCAGGCGTTTACAGATACGATACAACATAGTTTTTACCTCCTTATGTGGTGGTGTCAGTGGTGGTGTCGTCGGTCAGCCCCAGTTCCAGCAGGGCGACGCGGTATTCCTGATCTACCGCCAGGGCGTCCGTGTCCGCCTGCGCGGCCTGGGTCTCGGTCAGCAGTTCGGCAAGAGTGGGGTAGTGGTAGCCGGTGAGCCAGATCTCTACGGTGTAGCCGCCGGTCGATGTTTCTGTTGCAAAGTGCAGGGTCCCGTCTGTCCGGAAAGTCGTGTTGGATGCGAAAATTCCAGTGCCATTTCCGTAGTTATGATTGACCGTGCCGCCTTTTGCGATGTCTACTTCTTCACCGTATGAGATGACGGGGCCGTTGTAGCGTGTCTTGACGTGCACATAGTCAAGGCCGTCTGGCATTTTGATATCGTAGGTCTTCCACCTTTTTCCGGTTTCTTCGTAGTGGTTCCACACCAGCCGGGGCTCCGACTTGACCGCCACACTGGCCGCGATGGTGTCATACAGCGTCTTGCCGCTCAGGGTGCCGTCCGCAGCGATGTCCAGATAGTCGCCCACCTTCACGCCGCCCAGCTGGTCTGCTGTGGCGGCAGGCAGAGTATACGGCGTGCCAAACTTGGCATCGGCCTGAGCTTTGGTATAGTAGTCGGAAAGATCGACTTTTTGAATGCTGTCTTTCCACGATTTTGTATCATTGTCCCACGTCCAAATAGTGTCTGTGGTACCAACGACCGCCCACCAGCCGTTTTCGCCTACAGGAACAGCGGCTTTCAGAGCTTCCGGCGTGGCGTACCACCCCTGTGCACCGATGGTGATGGTGCGGACCTGCTCAAAGTATTCTTTTGTGCCCTGCAAATAAGTAGCAGATTGAGATTCCGAACTCTTTGAATTGATTTCGCTTGTCTTGGCAGCAGCAGCAGACAAAGTTGCATTTTCAGAGTCTGCTTTTACAATTGCAGAAACATCTTTTGCGGCATTTTTTGCAGCCTGTTCTGCTTTTGCACGTTCTTCCGCAGCGGAATTTGCCGCAGAGACGGCTTCCTCTTTTGCGTTGATGGCACCTGCAACTGTACTCAGCTCATTTAAAGTGGATGCGTTGATTGGTGTGCCGTCCTTTATAGGTTCGTCGTTTCGGACGAGCGTTACAACTTCAGACGACCCATCCTCACGGACTAACGTCCACCTGCCAGGATATTTTGATATGCGGTCTTCAAAAACCATATTGTCCCTCCCCAGCCATGTATTCGCCAGAAAAAGTAACGTAAGTTTTGGCGATTGATTCTATGTCTGACAAAATGCTTTCAAGTTGGTTCATTGTCTCGAATCCAAGCCTATCCATAGACGGGGGTGTCGGCGCAGTTTTGGCGTCCCCTGAGTTTTTAGAACGAATAGATTCGATATTCGACAGCCACCTAGTAGCATCTGACGTGGTAAGATACCCGTTTATGTTCCAGTTCGTCTTGACATCTACGTCCGCACCAAGAAGTGAAGCAAGCTCGGATATGCCGGTTTCTATTCTCGAAAAATCTCTGTAGTCAAGAGCCCCTTTCATACCGGAAAGCCACTCCGCTTTTTCCTCATCCGTCCAGGTCCCATTCACGGCTTTACCATAAATGAACTTTAGGCGGTCAACATCGTCTTGGCTTCTGTCTGTAATCCAAATCGCCATAGTCCCTCCTTAAAGCAAAATCTTTTTGCCGATGCCGACTTTAGTCGTGGACGGAAGCGTGAAAGCAGGGCTGAACTTGTTGGAGCTCCAAGCATTGTACTGCTCTGTGAAGAAAAACATCCTACCTGCACTAGACGTTCCAAGACTGTAAGTCCCAACGAGTTGGCCCACGATATGGTTTCCATCAAAATCTCGTAGCGCAGGAGAACGTGACCATCTGCGGATAATGTGATAGGTGGAGTCATTGTACGATTGGACAAAGACACTTCGAGTTTGTTTTGGCAATACAGAACCCTCTTTTTTGAAAAATGGGTTACTGCCATTTACATAAACATCTGCGTTTTTGTCTTCCGGGTCAAACATCTCATAAATAGACGGGAGAAAAACACTGCGAGAAAGCGTTCTGATTTCCGTAGTGCTACCGCCTACCGTGTAATAGAAAGAGGTAAACCCCATTGCGGACTTGACGGCATCGTTGAATTTGTTTTTGTAATCGCCATTCAACAATTTGTCGATGGAACTTCCAGCGTATGTATTGACGTGCGTCTGGTTCCACACTGTTTCAGCAAGAGGTTCTTTCCTGATAAGAAGTGTTCTACCGGGACCATTTAAGCCAGGCTCATACCCATGTTTTGCGACAACAAACTCTACATCCGCACCACTTTCTTGAATGTAAACAGACGATCCTTCCGGCATATCCGACAAAGACGGAGCCTGACTGATAACGGTACACTTTGCAGATACGGAAGATACGAAGGCTGTGACTACGGCATCTCCACTGGAAACAAAAGAAATGTCGCAAGCAGAAACGCCGCCTTTGTTGGAAGCGACCGAAATGGAAACAACGCCGGGAGGAGATGCTTCCCATCCGATTGCCGGGGAATCCTCTGAGGAAGGGACAAGCGTTGCGGTTAAACGAACGGTCTCTCCAGGAGCCACAAAAACGGAGCCCTTGTCAAGTCTAAGGGCACTTACGCTTTCCACCATATATCCTTCCATCGTCCCTTTAAAACAGCCATTAAAGGTATACTTGGCATCCGTAACGAGAACGTTCGATGCATATCCAAACTGATGGTTTGCTCTAACAAAAGACAACGCATCAATATGAGGGCTTGCACGAAATTCCAAGTTTACCTTTCTTCTGTTAGAAAGAAGTGCGTATGTTTCGGTCAACGCATTTTTTGCGCTAGAAAATACAGATTTCGATACAAGCGGATTATTGATGCTTTGGGTCGCTCCGTTCCCACTAGCTCCGGCTGGATAAAAAACGGATTCGCCGCCAACCTTGCACGATACGTTTTTTATTTTTGTCGAAAACGTTATTTCTGGGTATTTAAAGCTATTCAAGAGCGATATTTCCTCAATACCAGACCTCGTGACTGGAACAAGAGGGACACGTTCAATGTGAATGACCCCATCTCTGGATTGGTAAAGAGCCATCCCGGCTGCGTTTGCAGCAAGCTGAAGAACGTCTGCGTTTTTATAAGAGGAAGCATCGGAGGAAATGTCGGAAGAATAGTTCTTTAATTCTTCCGAAATTTCGTAAGATATTCCGGAAACATCCAGAAGTTCCAACGCATCAAAGCACATCTGATAAAGGGTTCCGCTCGTGTGCCCGGTATAGATGGAATCTTGGAGGAAAGACAAAGCGTCCCTGGCATCAAACGACGCCGTTATGCCATTTGCTGGAATTGTCCACCCAGAAAGAAAGAACTTCCCTCCATCAATCCATTCGACAGCATCTCCAATGTCCATGCCGTACTGAACTGAAATCTCCTGACGTTCATAGAGATACCGATAAAGTCCACCTGGATTTACCGGGTTCCAGCGTTGCTCGGAGTTGTCAACAGAAAACGAAACGGAATCTTTGGAAAGCTGCCCAGAAATTGGGTCGCGTTTTGATTCGTGCGTATAAGAAAGCAAATCCGATTTGCTAAATTGGACACGCAGACCAAATTCAACTTGCTCCACTCTGGCTCTGCGGCCCTGGATGCACCACTCTAAAATTTCCAAAGTGATTGAATCATATCCGGAAATCTCAAAATCTACAGAGGATTCAACAGACTTGTTGTCGTCAACTTGTTTTGTTGCAACAAGCTCGCTGCCGTTATAGACCGTTAGTTTAAAAGATTTTGCATATTCATTTAAAGCAGACGACCACACGATTATAATTCCGGGGATTCTTTCAGTGTGTGTTTTGCTGAAAGAGAAAGTGATAATCGGATGGTTTGTGTCAGAAACACAATCCATACTTAAATACCCAGCGTTCTCGTAGGGCTCTGAACCTGGGACCAAAAGTTTGCTCCCATCAAGAACCCACAAATTAGGTTCTCCGGTGGCATAATTGGCCAAAGAAGCAGAATCCAGGTCTGTGACAGACAACGTGTTGCTGAATAAAGCCTGGTTGGAAGAGCTGGCAATAGCGTCTGCTTGCGCCTTATCGTCAGAGGCGTGGTAAGTGATGCGAACAAACATCTCCGGAACAAGTGTCTTGTCGTATTGTTCAAGCCACTTGTCGGAAGGCAGAAAGCCCATGAATAATCACCTCTCTTAAACTTCAACAAGGCTAAGAGCCGCTCCGACCCATCCCATAACGTTTCCGTTGGACGGAGAACGCCTCCACATCCCAGCTGTTCTATCGGAAACATACATTTGCCTTGTCGTGTAGCTTGCAGTCGCTTGGTTATAAAACCGAACAGTGCAGTAAAAGTTTGTGGTGAACGGCCCGATGACGTCCGCCCACTGTCTTGCGGTAAGATAATTCCATTTTAGAGAAATCTTCGCAACATCGTGCCGCACCACAGACCCAACGACTTTGCCTTGTACGTTTCGTCCAGAATCGACTATAGTGCTTGTTGTAGCGTCGTAGGAGGAAGGCTCAGGCAGCTCTCTGCCATTTACTGTGACGAGAGATTGCATAAAACGTAAACCTCCTTAGTAGCTGTAAACTTCGTCTCCCATAATCTGGAACCCACGCTCAGACTGCCGTTTCTCAACGGACGCAGTGATTTGCTTTCCGTCAAGGTAAATCTTGAGCTCTTTCCCTCCGGTAAGCTCGTCTCCGTACCGCTGGAAGATGTCAAGGAATGCGTTATAGCAACCATCATGGACGGCACTGCGGAGCTCTGCGGGGCTCGCTCCGCTAGCGGAAGAACTTGGGTAATAGCTACCGGAAGACGTATTGGAGCCATTGGCGGAATCATAATCGCTCGTGCCAGGGTAGCTTGAGTAGTTGTCATTCACAGACGGGCGGGAGCTTGTTCCGTACTTTCCAACAAGCGTTCCGACAATTCCTGCGATGGCGGCTGCAATTGCAACGCCGCCAGCAATCATGATGACGCCGGTTGGAATGCCAAGAGAGGTCAAAACGCTGCCGATCGTCTGCAAGATGCCCATAAAAGCAGCTCCAATTTGACCGATAAGCCCGGCAATGCCAGCGATGATAGATGGGAACTGGCTCAAAACGCCAGAAGAAAGGCCAATACTGATCGCCCTGCCGGATGCCGAGATTGGCCCAATCAGAGAAGAAAACGAGGACGCAATTTTACTTCCAAGACCGACGACCTGCGTGGAGATTTCTCCAAATTTTGAAGTAATCCCAGCTAAGATATTGTTTCCGACGAGTTTTGCAGAAGAAAATACTTTGGAACCAACGGTCTTAAGAGCACTGGTGAGATTGGAAACCAAGTCGGAAGCGTAAGACTTGACCTGTTTTCGGTTTTCTTCCCCCATTGCCTTCCAGATAATGGCTGCTGTGTTTTCGGCGACGGTTTGGATATCGCCTTTCTTGACCGCATCGATCATGCTCTTAATCGTGCCAATGAAGTCGCTCTTAAGACCGTTGTCGATTTCATTCCACTTTGCGTCAAACGTATTGACCATGTTATCAACAAAGCCATTTGCAACGTCTGCGCCATAGTCAATCATCTCGTTGCCCTTCTGCTGAACAACGTTTGCCAAATTGGTCATAGCTTGTTCAACATAGGGAGACGCAGCATTGATGCCGTTTGCAAGACCTTGAACGATGTAACCGCCAATCTCCGCAAATACAGTAGAAGGGGAGTGGATGCCGAGCACATTCTTGACCTTATCAATGACTGCATTGCCAACATTTGCAACAGCGTTTTTGGCCGTTTCAATCATGTTGTTCACGCCATCAATAAGACCCTGAATCAGATTTTTGCCAATATCAAAAAGACTAAAATTGTCGAATGCACTCTTGATTGCAGAAAGAATCTTCTTTGCGGTTTCAGCTACGCTAGAGATAGCATCGGTAATGCCTTTCTTTAATCCAGCGATAATATAGCCGCCTTGTTCGGCCATTACGGTAGATGGGGAATTGATTCCAAAGGCAGACTTAAAGCCATTGATGAATGGATTGAACACATTTTCGACAATCCAAGAAGCAACATTCGTGATTGCGTCTTGAATGCCATAATAAATACCGTAGACAATATTCAGGCCAACATTATTGAACGGCCCCTCTGCCACTTTCTTTTCAAAATAATCGGCAATTCGAGAAACTAGACCGCCCATGAAGTCGAGTGCTTCAATGAATGCTTCGCCAAAGAACCGACCGATGGCTTGAGCTAGACCGGCCCAATCTACAGAAGTAACGGCTCTAATAGCAAAGTCAACGAGGTCTTGACCGAGCTGGTAAGAGTCTGTGCCAGCCAAGAAATCAGAAACAGCGTTAATGCTATCAGTAATAAAGTTGAAAAAAACTCTTGCAAGCTTTTCAATCTCAACATTTTGAAGAGCATCAGAAAGCTTATCAGTTAGTTGCTTCCCAACACCAGTCCAATCTACTGTTGCTATCCAATCTGAAAGTTCGTGAAAAAATCCAGAAAAGCCATCAATAAAGGCGTTAAGCACAGATGTCCAGTCAAGCTGAGACAGGAAACCACCAAGAAGCTCAAACTCGATGATGAATCTGTCCGCAAGTAATCGGCCAAACAAATCCCAGTCTACAGAATCCACGAGCCCGTTAACGCCATCTGCAAAAAACGCTCCAAGCGAGGCCCAATCAATAGAATGGATGGCATTATAAATCATGCCCATAAGTTTATTTAGCTGTTCGCCGATTTGGGTTCCGATTTGGAAAGAATCGAGAGATTTTAATTTTGCCTTAATCTCGTCAACAGCGCTTCCAGCATAATCTTTGAACATATCATACTGGGAGAGGTCAACGTCGCCGAGCAGATTGCCAGCAGCACCGCCACTGCCAGAGCCAGAAGAGCCGGAATTTTGCGAAGGGTCGATAATGTTTAATTCATCAAAGCCCATCGTATAATCTTTGGCCGCTTTCGCCGCCGCTTTCGTAGCATCAGCAGTGTCATCCATAGCGCTGGTTACACCGCCAATATCTTTCTGTGTCTTGCTAAAATCGGTAAATTCAATTTTCTGCCCGAACACAGATGCAAGAGAGACCACAAATTCTTTGATAAGGTCAACTGCTGCAATCAGAACGGGGAGAATCGCCTTAAATGCGGGATAAAGAAGCTGGCCTACAGCCTTTGCAAGCTGCGAAATTTCAGACTTCAAAATGCGTACCATATTGGCGGGGCTACTAATGGTCTGCGCGAGGTTGCCTTGAATGTTGGTAGTCTGCTTCATAATGGCGATGTAGCGAAGAACTGCCTTATCTGCCTGAGACAGACTAGAAACCTGTTTATTAAAGCCCAAAGCAAGAAGTTCCTGCTGCAACCGTGCCTGAGACAAGTCAACGCCCAAGCGGCGAATAGGCTCAAGTTCTCCAGAGATAGCAGAAGCAATTGCGGTAAAGGTAGTAGCGGTATCTTTATTCCAATAGGACGATTCGTCATAGGCAAGTTGGGTCAGGTTCTTGGATAAGATATACGCTTTATCGCTTGCCAGGCCGAACGAAGTTGCAAGGCTTTGGATCGTAGCAATGTTTGTCATTGCTTCTGTCGGGTCGATGCCAAGCAGAGATTCCATCTTATTGATAAGCTCTGTTGCTTGACCGCTTAACTCGCCCATTGCGTTATTGAACAAGTCTGTTGCTTCATAAAAGTCATTGAACTTAGTAACGGCATTGGCAAGATAAGTGGCAATAGCTTTCAGAGAAACTAGCTGTGCTGCACGTTTCTTGATGGCTTCCAACTGGCTTGCCAAGCTTGAAAGGCTAGTACTTGCTTTCTGGTTTGCCGAAGAAAAGCGGGTTGTAGAATTGACAGCACTTTTAATTTTAGATGGAAGTGAAGAAAAAGAGCGCCCTACCTTGTCCAGTTTGGAAGCGAGTGGAGAAATAGCGGATGCCACTTTCTTACAAACTTCCGCAAAATCATCAAGCGTTTTAGAGTCCAGCTTCTTTGTAATGCTTGGGATTTTAGCAATGGAATTGATTGCACTGCTTACGCCACGCAAACTCTTAATGGCAGAATCGCTAATAGAAGAAATAGGGGAAAGGCCGTTCTTCAAGCTGTTCATCTTGCTGCCAAGTCCTGAAAAATCCATGTTTCCAAGATTGACGGACGAAATTTTGTTCAAAGCATTAGCAACAGAGCGGATGCCTTTTGCGCTTTGAGTAAGGTCTACATTAGCAAGACCGTTCATAAAAGACGTGATTTTGCTAAGACCGTCCAGCCCAGTAGATGCGGATTTAAGAGCGGAAATAGAAGCAGATAACTTATCAAGACTACTGCAAACCTTTGCCACGTTGCCTTTCGTCCGCAAATTAGAAATGGCGGCAGCGAGCTTGTCGATATTAAGCTCTGCGCCCTGCGATTCCGCAGAAATCTCTACGGATAAGCTTGTAATATCAACATCAGCCATCACTACCACCATCACTTTCCATCATAGAGAACATCATTCTCTTGATTCGCTCCTGCGCCTCAACTGCGCGTTGGTATTCATACTCGTCTTTCTCCTTTTGGGTAAGAGGAATCGGTCTATCCATGTACTTGATGGGGCTAGACCCTTTCTTTCGGAACATATTGCCAACCGTAGAGGAAAGCGCAGATGCCATGTAAAAGCCATTTCTCCACGCTTCTGTGTTGGCTCTGCGTTCCCGCAGCTCCTCTGCGTCACGGTAAACCTTCGCCAGCCAGACATCGCCGTGCCAGAACTGGTCATAGGTCATGCCGATGGAGATGTAATAGGCTTCTACATCGTGGAACAGCTTGGAGAAGGAGAATGGTTCTCCCTCTCCGTCTGTTTCTTGAGATTGTGCGGTTACACAATCTCCCAAGTTGCGTTTTTTGCGGTCTTGTCCTCAGTGTCAGTTGCCAGCAGGGACTTAGAAGCGTCCATAAACATCTCAAGCAGAACGCCCATCAGGTCTTCCTTATCCTCGATGTGCTGGAACATCTCGTCAACGACCTTGCGCTTGATACCCTTGTTCCGTGCAATAAAAGCACCGTAGAACAGGGCACGGGAATTGGACAGCAGATTGGTCATCTGAGTGTACTGGCCAATCTGAAAACCTGCACGCTCGGTGGCTTCCACGCTGTCACGAGTGAATGTCAGCTCGTAAGTGTTCTTGCCATCGGGGGAATGAAAATTGATAACCTTAGCAGCCATAATAAATGCTATCCTTTATAAATAGGGGCAGAACCAAATCCGTTGTTCAGTTCTGCCCGGTTTGATTGATTCGATTTTTGCGGTTTAGCCGCCAGTGACAGTCAGGGTCTCGCTGAACTCAGGCTTCTTGGTGAAGATACAGTTGATGGTCATTTCCACAACCTCGTCCACGCCAAAGCCGGACAAGCCAACCTGATGCATACCCTGCCAAGAGAAGCCGGAGCCGTCCTGCATCTTCAGGGCGTAATACTTCACGGTGTTACTCTCGGAAGTCTCATCGTAGCCAGCTTCCTTGACCTTCTTGTAGTCAGTCTTGTTGTAGTTGGCAGTGAAAGACTTGGTGTCGCTCTGGATAATGCCGAAGATGTTGACCTGCATAGGGTCAGACAAGGTGGTGGCATCCAGCAGGTTAGGCTCGGAGATCAGGTCGGGTACATCCTTAATGTCGCACAGCTTCGTCAGAGCGGTTGCGCTGTCGCCACAGTAAAGGGTGGTATTCAGACCGGAGATAGCAGTACTCATAGAATGTTTACCTCCTTAGTTTCGGTAAATCATTCCGTCCTCTCCGATTGTTGCCCCGTAGCTGCAATCAATCCGATAGACGGAATTGTTGTACAGCCCATTCAACGGGGCAAACGACTTGCGATAAAATTTAAGCGGTTCAAGAACAGAATCCACGATGCCAACAATGGAGCGTGCTTCTGCAATGCGTCCGGTGTTCTTGTTAGAATAGACCCGCACACGCAGGGAAACGGCAGCGTACTTGCTGTGACCAGCAGAATCAATGTGTACAGGAAGATTGCTGTTTTCCTCTATCTGCACACACGGAAACTTCTTAACGTTGCTGTCATTGATTTCACCGGTGACGAAGATGCCGGGTACTTGCTTTCGCAGTTCCTTAGCAACAGCCGTGAAGATGGAATTGAAATAATCAATCAACTACTCCAAACCTCCCTCCACGTTGCTTCGACTTGAGAAGCCATTTCCTCAACAGCTCCCCACATAGCCATAGCCGGTTCATTGCCATCGGTGTAATTCAACTGGCCTTTTCCATCCACCTGTTTGACAGGCGTACCAGCATTGCCGGATTCGCCGTAGTAGTACCATCTGCGGTTTGCGCCTTGCCCTTTACCGTAGGAGCCATGTGCACCAACACTGGGCGGCAGTTCGCCGCCATATCCGTTGTGATGTGCGCCAGTACCGAACTCGATAAAGGCAACTGACTTGCCCTCGGCAACGATGGTGCAAGTCTTGTCTTTTTGGTTGATATGGCATTTCACGTCATTGGAGCCAGCGTATTCCGCATTAGCGAAACGTACCTTTGCGACTTCAAGCCCCAACCAAGAAAGGCGAAAAGCAAACGCTCTAGCCTTTTTGTTCAGGGTGGTCTTGTACTCCTGTATCTGACGTTCCGCATCACGAAGTCCGGCATCGCTCAACCTCACTTTAATTTTCACTTGCAGCCACCTCTTTCAGCGCATACAGCGTATCCGTGATATGCTCTGCGACCTTGACCACAGTGTAATTGAATGGCTTTGAAACGTCTGTCTGAAACCAGACGTGCGTACCTTCATAAAGCGGTGTGTTGCGCTTTTTGCTGGACGAACTAACAACGTAGCTGTAATCCGTGAACGCTCCAAAAGGGTTTGCTTCCGCAGAACCAGTAGGAGGGCTGACATTCAGCATCAGCTTTGCGGGTTCGCTCCACGATTCGTATGCGGATTCGCCAGTCTCGTTTCCCCACTCGTCCACAACAGGCGTTTTTTCGCCAACAGGGTTCGAATACCACAGCGGGCGTTTATCCAGCGGGCTTCCATTGAACATCAGCCGATAACACCTACTCTCGGAACCACTTCATTTAGCAGGGATTGTGCCACATCGGAGCTTTCCCACACACGAGTAATGCCATTGTTGGTGTAGCTCGTCTGTCCGTTTGCGCCGATGTGGTTATACAGTTCCGCTGCAATGCGTATCTGCAAAGACTGATACTGCAAGGGCAGCTCGTCCGGTCTGTTGCCGAAGGGGTAGCCCTGTGCAAATATCTTGTCTTTGGCGAAATCAAGCAGCAGGTCGAAGAGTGGGTAGTCCTCGTCCGTGATTTCACGGTCAAGTGCAGGGGCAATGTACTGCCCTAGCTTGACTGCCGCTTCGGAATACTGGTCTCCCATGCTGCTTTCCTCCTTTCGCCTTAGTAAGCCTTGATGCAGTACACAGCGTCCATGCGCTCAAAGGACGGCAGGACAATCTCAGAAGCATAGACGTTGGCGTTGACCGGGTGAACGGTCAGCTCAGTGGTGATGGCAACGCCGGTGTTCACGATGGACACGGATGCACCAGACTGACCAGACAGCAGGTCGGCTTCCTCAGGAGTAGTGCCGTACCAAGTGCTACCCAGAGCGCCGGACGGAGCAACCACCACCATGCCGTCAGGCAGGTACTTTTCGCTTGCGCTGTACTGGTCTGCCTTGAACATCTTATCGTACAGATGAATGGTCAGACCGGTTGCGGATTCGATAATCTGCCGTGCTTCGGCATCCAGCAGAACGGCGTTCGCCTTTGCGGTGACCGTCATGAACCGATTCTTCACCTCGTCCGCAGCAATCATGTTGCGGAAGGTGGCAGTGTTCATGTACACTTCGGTCACGACCTCGCCAACGCTTGCCAGAACAGAGTCCTTTGCGGCGTTCAGGTCTGCAATGGGGGTGGCAGTGGCAGCAGACCACTTAGACTTGGCGACACCGCTAATATCCTTAAAGTTGGTGGATTTCCAGCCGCCGTCCGGGTCGTAGTTGTAGGTGTAGTCCACGCCGTTTGCCTTGATGGTGATGCCAGGAACACCATTGGCGGGAGCCAGCAGCTGCCAGATCATACGCTCGGGTACGATACGTGCACCAGTGATAAGCTGTGCGGTGTCATCGTACAGACGGTTCATCACGTCACGAGCATAAGGGTCATTGCTGTCCAGGACACGCAGGATTTCCTGACGGTCTTTCTCGCCCAGATGGTAGCCCTCACGGAAGAACGGCATCTCGGTCTCATCGAACTTGAAGCCCTCACGGGTACGGAACGTAGCCTTTGCGTCAAATGCGCTGGGCATCAGAGAAACGCCAACGCCCTTGTGACCGCGCAGCCACTTCAGGTCAAGACCAGCCTTCTTCTTTGCGGGGAACAGTGCATCAGATGCGAAAGGCATCGCATTGGTGGGGTCATTCGTCCAATAGGCGGCAATCGCAGCCGGGGCAAAGACTTCCTTAAGATTCAGTGCCATGTTGTTTTACCTCCTATTAAGCGTTCACGCTGATGTTGTCACGGCAGAAGATGCCAGGAATGGCGGTCTTAAGCGCAGTAATCGCATCAGAATCATAGGTGAAGCCAGAGCTTGCAGCGGCTTTCTTGGTATCGATAACGCCACGAATCAGCAGGGAAGCATTAGGGTTCTCTGCCGGGTCAACGTCATACAGAAGAATGCCGTCTGCGGTGGCAGAGGTTGCTTTCTTGCCAGCTTTGGTCATGGGATAGCCAGCCTTAACCGCAGCAGTTTCGGTCACGGTAAAGGGAATGGCAGTGTAGTCATTGGAAGCGAGGATGGTATCGTTGATTCCGTTGACCGTGTTTCGGGTAAACTTCATGTTTTCCTCCTTGTTAATGGAAAGCACTCATTGCGTCACTCGATGCCTTAGAAGTGTTTGCGTTCTGCTGTGCAAGGCTCTTAGCAAATGCCACGCCCTCACTGTCAGAGCCGCCATTGCCATCCGCACCCGGAGGTGTGGGCATATCTTTCAGAAGGGAAGCCTTGTATGCGGTGTCATGGGCGGTCATAAACTCCGCCTGAAACTTAAACACCTTGTCCATGTCACCGTCAGCCAGTGCAGACGCAGCCTTGTTGGCAAGTTCAGCGTCATAACCCTGTGCAACGAACTTTTCACGGTAAGATGCAAGGGTCTTTTCCTTGACGAGGTTCTCCTTGTCGGCGGTCAGGGCATCAATCTGCTTCTGCATCTCTGCCAGCTTGTCAGCCTGTTCCTGTGCGGCGTTCTCGTCATCGGTACGCTTTGCCTTGAGTTGCTTCTTGTACTCGGCGGCTTCGCCGTTGGCTTTCGTCACTGCGTTGCGCAGCTTCTCGACCTCTGCGTTAGGGTCTGCAACCTTTTCCAGCGCAGAAATGATTTCATCGGCGGTCATGCCCTCTTTGTAGGCATCACCAAGCAACACATTAAGTTTCATATCGTTAATTTCCTCCTGCGTTTTTTTACCGTTGCTTCCCTGCAACGCTGCGAAATTTATATCCCGGCTTCCCTGCCGTGTTTATGGCAAAGGACTATTCGTCCTCTGTTTCTTTATTGGTATCGGCAGACTGTTCATCTGCCACGTTCCCAGCATTTGTGCCGGGAACATCCTGTTTGGGCTGCTCCTGCGGCTTCGGAGCTTTCCCATCCTCGCCCAGCTTGCCAGCGGCAATCAGGAAAGGCTTGCTCATTTCGTAAGCAGCCTGTGGGTCGGGGAACAGACCAGGCGTAGTGAACGCCAACTGCGGGTCAATCGGCTGCTGCAACATCTGCGCAAAAATCTGAACCTTACTCTGCTGGTTGTCGTACTGACGGCGGGGCAGTTTGATGTTGATGTCGCTTGCCATCAGTTTAGAACCAGCCGTATCACGCAGGATTTTCAACATTACAGACAGGCTTTGGCGCTCAGCATACTTGAACATATTCTCGTACTGCTGCGCTCTTGCTTCGGTGTGATTCCAGCCATTACGGACGATAACTGCACCCACGTTGTCTGACGTTGCGTTCTCGCTGCCAGTAGCACTAGGCATGGCAGTCAGGCTGCGGTACACGTTCAACATGGAATCAAGCAAGGTCTGGCTCTGCTGCTGGTCAAGCTCGTTTGCAATCTGAGAAACAGAAGCGGGCAGACCAGAAGTGGATTTCAGGCACATTGCACCAAGCTCTTTTACTTGGTCGAGAGCATCCTTGTCCACAAGGCAATTGGTAAACACCATGATGGACTGGATGAACTGCGCCACACCGTCCAAACGGTTGCTTTCAAGGTCGTTGATGGCATCCAGCACAGGGATAGCCGGTTCAAACAGACCCATTCGTTCCGGGTTCAGCTTGTATTCGACCATCGGTAGCATTCCAAGGGAATGGTGTTCACCATTTCCTCCCTCGTTAACTACCTTGCCGTTGTCGATTTCAAAGTACTGGTTCGGCGTATACACACAAATCAGGTCGTTCAGGTCATTCTGATAATTGCGTGGGATGTGCAGAACATTGGCAATGGGCTTGTGTCCAATGCCGGAGTTGTAAATCACATACGCCATGTCCGGGTCGGGAACGTCCACCAGTAGGGGCGTTTCGTCCGGGTAGTTGCCGTTGTACCCTTTGTCAGGAAGAACGATGCGATATCCCTGTCCGCACTCCAACATCCACTGCCAGAGCCGCCGATCGAGTGCATCCTTGCCCTCATACTGCAAAGCATTTGACAGGCGGGCGATTTCCTCACCGTCACCAGTTGCCGTTTCAGACCGCACATAAGAGCAAGGAGTGCCGCTCATGTAGCCGGTGTAGAAGCCAACGCACTCGTTGGCATGATTCTCTACAATGCGATTGGTGATTTCAGCGTGGTACTCTTTCGTGCGGTGGAGGACAGGCTGGCTGCCCAAGTAGTAGTTGTGCAGAAAGCGAATCTCATTCTTGTTCAGCAGATGAATAGGCTCTGCCTTGCCCATGACTACTTTCAGCACGTTTGCGCGATTGATTTCCGTTTCTGGCGTTTCAATCGGTCTGCGTCCGGTCAGTGGCTCATTTAAAAAGCCGTCAACAACTATCTGATACTCAGCCATGCGTTCCTCCTTTCTGGCAAAATAAAAAGCGCAGCAAGACAAACCTGTTAAGGCCTATCTCACTGCGCCAAAACTGCGCTTCAAAAGCTATTTACTTTTCCGGCGGATGGATGATTTTCACCCATCCTTCCTTTGTGTCTCCTTCGATAACGCCCTTGCATCTGTCGCACTTGAAATGGTATCGTCCGTCTACTTCGCCAAGATAGCGGTTGCAACGGACGTTTTTATAGATTGGATTCTGCCTGATACAAGGGCAACAAATTCTAACTAGCATGAGCGCTCCTTTCGTTGGATTTCTGGAAACAGGCTGTTGAGCACAGACCTGTCAGAAGCTACTGGAAAACTGTTCGCACTTCCAGCCGTGCTATTCTTCGCCCGAAGAAAACCATTGCAGCCTTTACATTCAGTTGTTGGACAGACGTAAACGGGTAAGCTGCAATTTTGGTGCTGCATAATGGATTTGAACCAATGTATGTCCGGTTATGAGCCGGATGCTCTAGCCATACTGAGCTAATGCAACATAAAAGCCCGGCTTGATTGGTTAACCGCTGCTCTTTGCAATGTCATGCCTAACCATTGCATCGAGAGCCGGGAGTAGCGGTGGAGGATTCAGAGAATAGAAAGCCAAGCAAAGAAGATGGTTGTGCTGCGTAACGGAATCGAACCGTTGCTTGCCAGCCGTGGGGGAGACAGTCTGGCATTCCCCTTACAATTGGAAACGCAACATATAAAGCCCGGTGAAGGCAAAAGAGTGAGAAAACCTCCACCGGTGAAAGGAGGAATATGCCTATTGACGCCCAAGCAAGTAAAAATGAAAAAACCTTGCTGCGCTGGGCTATTCCTTAGAGGAAGCTGCAAATCTTCCTGCGTACATTATAAGCCTTGTCAAGTGGTGAAATCAAATAAATAGACCCAGCGAACACAATATATTGTGTTTTTAATCAAAAAGGCCTCTTGACAGGCTCAATTTTACTGATTCCGTTATACAATTCATCGGCAAGCTGTGCCAGACTATCCGGTGCATCATCGTGCGGAACTTTGCCAAGCTGCGTGAACATTGTCACCTGTTCCATGAATGCCTTGTACTCTTTCGACTGGTGCTTTTCATCAAGGAAGTAGAACCGCTTGATGTCCGGCGCATACTGGATGATTCTGGACAGCTTGCTTTGACCACTTGGCGCACGTTGGCTGCGAACAGAGCAGTGATAACCCTGCTGCCGAAGCTGGCTGTCTACCACGTCACAGTATTCGTCACCGCCGTTGTTGGCTTCGCCGCGCACCACATTGATTTTGTGCTGGATGATTTTGCCCACGACTTCCGGTCTGGTCACGGTCTTATCGCCGTTATTGAACACAAGGTCTGGGATGAACACAGCATCTCCGTACACATAAGCGATAGGACAGGCGGTGAAGTCGCCGCCGCCCCATGCAATATCCATTACCATAAGCTTGCGATCAGGCTCGCCATCAGGCAGAACGCCGTTGAAATACCGCAGTTCATCAGCAGGGAACAGCAGACCTTCACGCACATAGGGCTTTCCCATGTACTTTGCCCACCATGTCGCATCGTCAATGCTGGCTTTCATATCGGCATAGTAGGCATCGTCAAAGCCCACGCCATAGTCATAATTGAAGTTGCTGTGTCCGTTCTCGTCCACCGCAGGAATCACCCGGAATCGGTACTTCGGGTTGTCTGCATACTGGTTCTGGATGCGACCCAGAGGGTCAAGCACATTCCAACGTGTACCAACCATCAGTTCCAATGCGCCTTGCTTTTTACGGTCTTTCAGCTGGTTCAGATAGGCATCATACTTGTTGTTCAGACGCTCAACGTTTAGGCTTTCCTCCAAGTCCTCGATCAAGTCATCGCTGTACAAAACGCCGCCCTCGCCGATTTCAACAGCACCAGTCAGCGTACCGCCGATGGAACGACAGGTCAGGGTGGGAAAGCGCTTTTTTCGGTTCAGGTCAACGCTTTCGTCCTTTGCGCTTTTGTCCACAAGCTGAACGTCAGGGAAGATTTTGCCCCAGTTGTAGGTAACAGGGTCAGTGATGATGGACAACACTTCACCATAGAAGCCGTTGGTCAGCTTGTCAGAGTGTCCGCTCATAACCGATGCAACGTCAGGGCGATTGCCCATCAGCCATGTGATGAAAAATATACAGAGCGTACTTTTTCCTGTACGCGGGGGCTGACTTACCCCAAGAAATTCTACACGGTGGAAAAATAAGTCCTCTAGGTCACGAACCAACGTCAAAAGAACCTTTCTTCTCGGCTGGTAGAACTTCTTCTCCGGCGCACGGTTCCATTCGAGGTAGATACAATAGCTGTCGAACACATCCTTTGCTTCAAACAGGTATGTCCGGCTAATAATGTCATAGACCTTCGCCACGTCCTCGCCTGTTTTCATCTTGCCCATCATGGCTGCGCAGACGGAGCGCAGCTCACCAGAGTATTTGTAGGCGTCGAACCGCTTGTCTTGTAGCAAAGCGTCCCTCAGGTTCACCACCGCCTGAAACCAGTCCTCGTAGACCTGCGCTTCGGTCGGATTCTGCTTTGCATACGCTTTGATGCTGTCGATGATGGCGATACACTGCTTTGGCTGCATAAAAAAATAGGCACCCCCTACCTGAAAATGTAAAGAGTGCCTACAACTGCACAAAAATTGAATATTCGATTTTTATAATGCAATTTTAGAAAATTTCTTTCTCAAAATCAATTAAAAGAACTGCCCGACCGTTTCTAACCCTTTTTCTACCTTCTTCATTATGCTGTTTTCGGAGAGATACTCCATACCTTTCAAGGTAATCTGCGGGTGAATCGGCTCTACAATATGTGGGAACTTGTTCGTCAGGTCTTGCGTGTAGACCAGACCACGAATGAAACCGTTCATTTGCAGTTCGATCATAATCTGCTCCCAGTCAGAGACCTTTATCTTCATTGCTTTTGCAGAGATAAGCTCATAGTCAAATTCTTCATCGCCCTTGTGCTTATCCAGCAGTTTGAGAATTTTGTAGATGGCATTAAAATTGTCCATAAGCTACTCCTTTCACCTGTTCTGTTCAGCAATCCGATACCATGTCTGGCGGGTCACACCAAGCTGTTTGGCAGCGTCATTCTTTGTATAATGTCGGCTCACGTTTGCCATCACAACCAACTTTCATAACGTAATCAAGATATTGTTTTACCATCGTACTATCTTCGCAAATGCTGGCATACATAGCAAGCTGGATATTCTGTCCTAAGTTTGATTCAGTTGGTTTAATGGTTAATCCTTCATTTTCAAAAATCAGAATGGAGTTTGCTAATTTGCATCCTTCAACAAAAGCAAACAATTCTTCGTATTTCACAAAATCAAAAATTGAACGCAGCTTTGTTGTTCCATCTTGAACAATCAAATTACCGCCATGAATATTTTCTAGCTTTTCAGTTAAATCCATCTTTTGTTTCTTACTCATATTGATGTTCCTCCAAAAGAATGGTATACTGTGGTTGCACCATTCTTTTTCCTGTTTTGATGAAGTTGGTGTACTCTTAGCGGTGGCTTGTGGTTGGGCTGCCGCTATTTTTATTTGCGTATCTTTCGACACGCTCATACCAAGTGGATTTCCCGATGCCAAGCTGCTTGCAGCACTCTTTTACGGTAATTTTGCCTTTTTGCTGTTGCTCTAATAGGCTTTCAAACTGCTGCTCGTCAACTTGCTTTTCCTGTCTGCCAAAGCTACGGCCTGTTCTGGCCGACACTCTCTTGCCATCAACAATAGGCATGGCAGCTATGCCCTCTGCCTGACGTTGCTTGGTTTTCTTGCGTTCCTGTTCAGCTACTGCGCCCAAAACCTCAATAAGGATGTTGTTTACCATTTCTAGCACCCACGTCTGGTCTTGGAAGTCAATAAGCGTAGTCGGAATGTCGAGAATGCGAACAATCACGCCTTTTTCTTTGAACCATTGAAGTTCTCGCTTCATCTCGTCTTTGTCACGCCCGAATCGGTCAAATTCCTTAACAATGATCTCATCCCCAGCCTTGACAGTCTCTTTTAATCGTTTATATTGCGGTCGATCAAAGCTGCTGCCTGTCATTTTATCACAAAATACATTCTCATCTGGGATGTCGAACCGATCTCGTGCGATTTTAAGCTGTCTCGCAAGATTTTGCTCTTTGCTCGACACTCTCGCTAAGAAATAACGCATTACAATCACCCATTACTTGTCAATTTTGATTTTATAGGAGTATTCATCCAGTTCCTTCGTGGTTTTCGGCCTAAGAATGACTTCGTAATCCAGTGCTTCTGCAAATTCGCATAATTTTTTCACAGACATATTGTTGCCCTTCAAACGTTCTCCAACGCCAGAAGCAGACTTGTAACCCATATCGTTAGCAAGAACTTCCATCGTTTTAGGAGGGCGGCTCTTAATCATAATGTCTTTAATGATTTCGGTGACAGTCATTTTAATTTCCCCTTTCTTATAACGGCTCCTTTTCTGCATCCATGTTACCATGTTTTCATGGAAATGTCAAGCGTTTGTTTTTATATATTATATAAATATACTCTAGTATGTATAAATACATACTAGAGTAGTATAGGAATGTTTACTTAGTTAATCGCAATCAGGTAGAAAATTTTCTATAATAAGGAGTAATTCTTCCAAACTTCATTTCCGTAAAACTTTGGGTCTTGACAAGCATATTTTCACGCTTTATACTTGTTCCAGCGAAAGCGAGGTGATAGGCTTGGCAAGACGAGCAGAAACCTCGGAACGTGATAAGCTGCGCATGATAAGCACCCGGCTCACTGAGAACCAGATCGCAAGCATGGAGAGCAGCGCAAAGGCATTGGGTATCTCAAAGGTTGATGTTATCCGCATGGGTATCGAGTGGGTAGCATCCTACGTTGAGAACATCAAAGCATAAAAAAATAAGCTACCAGCGGAACTTTGGACGGCAACGCTGATAGCTTATCCACATCACGAAACGAGAACCTGCAACCACCAAGGGGGCAGTCTCCCTTTTCGGAATCTATTATACCAAAAAGGGCTGCTCTCCGCAAGAGTTAGGAGAAAAAACATGAAATTTCCCACGAAAACCGAAGAATTTCTGAAAACACTCGCCCACGGCAAAGAGCCGACCAGCGAGGACAGGGAGTACGCAGAAGCGCTGGGTAAGCTGTCCGAACTGAACTACCGGGCAGGGTACGAAGCGGGAGTGACCCAAAATAAGAGGTAATTTTTGTGCAAATCTACAAACTTTTAGATTTTGTACAGATACCAGTACTACATTAAGCGTTTGCGTAATTGAAAAGCCACAACATATTGCGTATACTGGTTGCACCCACATGAAGGGAGGTGAGTTTATGTACAGTCCGTATCTTGAACGCCACAATCACACGTTCACTGTTGCGCTGACCGAACGGCAGTTCCAGTGGCTGAAAGCCTATTGCACTGAACACAAGGTCGCACAGGCCGCAGCCATCCGTGACACGTTCTTTGAGGTGCATCCCATCCCGGAGACCGATGAAAAAGAATAAGACGCCCGCTAAAGTTTGGCGACCACAGCGAACGTCTTATGAAACACTCAGAGAGTATAGACCCTCTTTGGGTTATTATACCAGAGATGGCCTATTCTCGCAAGATAGAAAGGCTAAATTTCTATGAATAATAATCTTGAAACCATCCGAATCTTCTCCGAAGATGTTATCCCTGTGTACGACACCGACACCGGTGAAAAGGTTGTGCTTGGTCGGGAACTGCACGAGCGGCTCAAAATCAAGACCGCATACAAAGACTGGTTTCCTCGTATGTGCGAGTATGGTTTTGTTGACGGAAAAGACTATGGCTCATTTTTGAGCAATAGGTCTGATGGGCTTGCTGGAAAGCCCAGAACCGACCATATTATCACTCTGGACATGGCAAAGCACATTGCAATGATTCAGCGGACACCTGAGGGCATGGAGATTCGCCAGAAACTGATTGACCTTGAGAAGAACGTGTCCGTCAACCAGTTCGCAGGGCTTTCTAAGGAACTGCAAGCAATCCTTGTGATTGACCAGCGCACCATGAAGCAGGAGCAGCGCATTTCCGCTCTTGAGAACACTATGACTATCGATTACAACCAGCAGCGTGTGCTGAAGCGTGTTGTGAACACGGTAGTTATCAACGCTCTTGGTGGCATGGACAGCCCGGCCTACAAGAGCCGCAGCGTCTCTCAGAAGCTGTTCATGGAATGCAACCGAGACATTCAGGACTGGTTCAATGTGAACAGCAGAAACAACGTGCCGAAGAAGCGGTTTGATGAAGCTGTCGAGTACATCAAGAAGTGGAGACCGTGTGCAAACTCTGTTATGCTAGTTCAGGTCACAAACGGTCAGGCTCAGATGCCTGTGTGAAAGGAGAACGAATATGATTAACGGCGATAAGTACGAAAACCTTGAAGAATACATTAGCGACACTCTGGAAAACATGGAGTGGCTTTGGAGAACGCCTGACGTTGGAGAAACCTACAATGGGCGAGTGATCGCTTGCAACGGCAAAGAGGTTGCGTGTGGCTATCTCTCCTACGAAGCAGACGAATACGGCGATTTGAGACCGTACCTGCGCGACAACGGCAAGATTGTCATGCGTGACATTAACTATTGGATGCCGATGCCGAACGTGACCAGCGCATTAAAGAAGTAAACAGACTATAAGAAAAGCCAGTGGTTAGAAAATATCTAGCCGCTGGCTTTTTGTGCTATGCGATTATTTTTCTACAAGGTCTGCGATGGCTCCTATTTGTATTTCTCCATTTATTTAACTGGCGTTAATAGAATTTCCGTGCTAATCGAAAGTTCAATATGATAACCGTCTTTAATGGTAACATTCTGCTTTTCGCCAGCTTTTCCAAATTTCAGTACATCGCTCACATCGTCAGAATTTGCATCAGACACAACAAATACTGTCGCTTCTTTGTTTTGATTCTCAACTTCGTATGTACCAGTCGGAACCATGTACCAGATATATTTATAACCACTCTTGTTTGTTTCTTCTTTTCCATAATCACCAAGAACTTCATCAACTAAAACAATAGAGCCGTTCTCTTTTACGGCTTCTTCCGAAGTAACAGACGGATTTTCAGATTCTGTCTTTACAGATGACGCAACGGATGATGTTGGTTTTTCGCTTTCAGAGCTAGCCGAAATATCTGTTTTGTCACGAGGGCTTACCAAATCCATAATAAAGGCCAATACAAACATTATCGCAATGACTTTGAACCAAAATCTTTGATAAACAGGTTTCGGAGGTGTATTTTCTCCACCGCACTGCGGGCAGGTTTTAGCGGTAACTGCTATCCTTGCGCCGCAGTGTTTACATTTTACGAGTTTTGCCATTTTACAATGCCCCTTTCTTACGGTCAAGTATAGCACAGATTAGATCAGGAAAGGGGTCTTTTTGTATTTTTCGGAATTTTTGGAGACTTGCACAATCAGATAGGATTTGTTTTGTGAAGGTGGGGTGGGTGTTGGCAACACGAACCCCGAAAAACGCCTTTTTCTTTGGAAAATTTTATCGCGGGCATGACCCACCCCACCCCCGGCGCTCCCTGTATACCCCGCCGGTGGACTGTCTGCGCAATGTGTCCGGCAAACTACACTTTTTCGGATGCAAAATATTTTCCATGCAAACGTGTATAAGTGTTGCCTGTGCAACTTGACTTTTCCATGGATTCATGTATAATATAATCAGAACACGGAAGCATGGAAACATGGAAACAAAATCAACCACAATACCGTTACAAAACAGGAGGACAAAACCATGATGAACAATAAAGAGATCGATTATACCGCCCGCCCCGTTCCGGGGGACTACGAAGGCCGCAGCCATCGCGCGTGTGTATGGTACAACAGAGCCCGCGCCGCGTTTGACCTTGCCACGCTTGACGCGCTGACAACCGCCGCAGATAAAGCCGCTGACCGCGTACCCACTGAGGCATACGAAAAAGCAAGAAAGCTTCTTGACAGCGTGCAGCGTTGGGGGCTTGCAGATGCAAGAGCGTGGGAGCTTGACAACGACAGCCGCTATTATAACTCCGCGTGGCTCAAAAACCGACAGGCTCAGCTTGCAAAACGGCGTGTAAAGCTCAACAAAGAACTTGCAGAATACGGCTTGCAAATTGACAGTTACGGCTTGTATCCTTGCATCCGGGAGGTCACCAAGCCGGGCACAGATATGTGCTTGCTTTACTGGTTTTAATGGAGGGTATAAATATGAACAAGCTTGTTTTTGAAGTGAACAACGGCAGAACATTGGAACTTGTACAACGGGAGGACAATGGAACGACCCTTATTTGTTCCCTTGACGCGCCGGACAATGAGGCATATATAAGCGCTGGCGACTTTGTGCAGCTGATTAACCTTTACCGCTACTGCAAGCGGTACGACATCAAAAACGATTGGATTAACCCAAACGGCAAAAACACGGAGGTATAAAAAATGATCACTCTTGACTTTACCCAGTGGGCCGCCCTCTGGTATGTGGGCGGCATGATCTCCGGCGCACTCGCTATGATTGCTATTTTAAACAGCTGATGGAGGATAAAACAATGACAGACTTAGAACAAAAATGTAACGAGTATCGAGAGTATAAGCGACTTGCAGAGCAAGCGGAGCAAATGCGTGATAGCCTGCGAGATGAAATTATTACCATGATGCAGGGAGCGCCTGAGGTTGTTGCAGGCGCTTGCAAAGTGATGTATAAGGACGTGCAAAGTGTCCGGCTTGATAGCAAGCTTTTACAGGCAGCGCACCCGGATATTTACGCCGAGTGCAGCAAGCGCACCACATACAAGCGGTTCAGCGTTGTATAAGGGGGTGCGACAAGTGATATTTTCTTGCATTCTGTTCTTCTTCTGGTTCTTCTCTGCGCTCTTTAAGGCCAGCAAATAAGAATCATTCCACCCGGTCAGAAATGGCCGGGCTTTTCTTTTGCCTTGCATCTGCTGAGGGTGCAGGGCTTTTATTTTTGTCCTGCTACAATACAGCCCAATACAAGCGTTTACGGCACGTTTTACGCCGTTAATGCAGTTATACATCCCCGCCACAAAACAGCACACAGGGCTCTGCAGGGGCATTCTATACAATTTGACCGATTCCACCGCCCACGATATTAGATCGGCACAAGCGGCTATAATGCCACCTGCGCCACGCCGAACGCTGTACAGGTCAGCGCAACCGCCTATTATAATAATGTATATAAGGGGGCAAGGGTGCGCCCCTGTTATGGATCCATGCCAGACGGTGCAGCATACCGCAGACCATGCCAGCCCGGCGGGGTCAGCTCCTACCGTCTGCGGATCGCTGGCAAGTGCTGCACCCGGCGCACCCGCTGATGGGTCAGCGTCTCCATCTGTGCAGGGTCAGCCCGGCGGCTTGCAATCTGGCACCGGTCAACGGTCAGGGCGCACCGGCTGGCACCCTCAGCCCGGCGGGGCAGTCCAGCAACAAGGGTGCGGCGGGCGGCGCGGAACCATTGGCGGCTCTCGCCGCATCTCTTTTTCGGGCTTTCGCCCGATAGCTAATAGAGGTCAGCAATAGTCGTAGCGTTCCGGCTGGAATAGTCGTAACAGGTTCTGGAATAGTCGTAGCCAATAGTCGTAATTTCTCCGATAAAATAGTCGTGGAATAGTCGTAAAGTCGTCAGACGACTACCTTTTGAAAGTCCTATATATAGTATAGTAACGATCAGTCCGCTGATAGTCGCAGAGTAATGGTCGTAGCGTTTTCTTGCGAATCATCGTCAAATAGTTGTGTATTTTTTGTGTGAAATAGTCGTTCGCCTTTTAGAGAAAGAGAGGTGCGATAGTCGCTAAGTCATCCGACCACTCCCAAAAATCACCTCTCGTTTCAATTTCGTATAATTTATTCTTCCGCCAGTTATATCTATTTCGTATAATAATTGTACTTATTATAGTATACAGATATAGTTACTCCCGATAATCACGGATTATTTCGTATAATAACTCGTACCATCCGATTCGGTCTGTTTCAATCCGTTTTAATTCCCAGTAACGCTATGGTATTTCAATCAATCCATAGTATTATGCTAGGAATAGCAAATGCAACATTTCTACATATTAAACCGACTGCAAAATGAAGTCAATTCTCCATGTGAAATAGTCGCAAACCATCCACCAGTCTGAATCTCACGCCAACTTTCGCCTACGGTCTGCTCTGCTGGCTAACGGTATAGTTTTGGAGATAGAGGGTTGTAGGGGGAAAGAACCTTTGCAAAGCATTTGATTGTCGTTTCCAGTTGTCGCGGTTGTTGCACCATTTTGGCGTGGGGCCTCAAACAATTTATTTGTTTGAGGGGGGGGGGAGTTAGGGGGATTATAGGGGGTAATAGGGGTTGTAGGGGAAAGAGGGGGAAGAAAGGGGGGAAGATTGGATGCGAACGCATCATGTGCATCCATTTGCATGCAAACGCATCACGCTGATAGTCGTGGTCATTCTTTGCTTCTGCCTTGCTTTGCCCTGCGATTCGACGAATAGTCGTTGGCATCCGTTCATCTGGCTACTATCATCGCGGGAAAGGCGTGTAAGAGTCTGTCTGCCGCGTTTTTACGATTGACCTGATAACTTTTACGTCGGACCTCAAAAAGCCGTTCTCCCCGCTCCTACATCGGTCTAATCGCACGGTCTAGTTCGAGATGTGCTATCAGCATCAACGGAGAGCCTTCTACGAGCGTCTGTGGCGTGTTTTTGCGATGAAGTCGATAAAGTTATAGTCTGGCATCTAAAACGCCTTAGAACAGGCTTTCTCGTGGAGTTGGCAAAAACAAAAGGCTGCCATTGCTGACAGCCCATGCGCTCAGATTCTGTATTCGCTTTCAATGTCTCAAGACCACGTTGGACGAATGAATCAGATAGGTCACGCCGTCAATCTTTACTTGAAGCTGGTCGCCCTCATAATCGTCCCAACTTTCCAATCTCCCCTCGACAATCGTTCCATCAGGCATTTTCAGCTGTGCCCATGAGTAGCTATACGTCAGGTCTATCACCTGTTTGTTGCATCCAGTCATCAGTATAATGCCAGCCAGAGCGGATACGAATACGGTCAAAATCTTTTTCATAGTTGTTCTCCTTTACGCCATATAGTCCTCAAACCGTTTTACCGACTTGAAGATAATTTTGTTGTTACACCATCTCTGCAAGTGCCTAATCTCTTTCGGTGCGGATGGCTTGTTGTAAATCATCACATAGGGGTCGTAGCCCAGATCACGAAGTGTGTAGATGCGATACAGGTCTTGTTCTAACGTGCTGTTAAAGTTCGTTAGGCAGTAAACCATGCCAATGTTTGACTTTCGCCGAAATCCCTTTGCAAAGTCCTCAAACTTGCCTTTCAAATCATCATTAGGGTTATCCCATGCAAAATGTAGCGTACCAATCCGCATTTTGTTGATGTCCTCAATGTCTGCTTGATTCAACAAGCGAATGTCCAGACCTTGCGTGAAGTCAATTTTTGCGTGGGTATCAATGTACTGCTGCATAAGGTCACGTTTGTCTTTGCAAGCTGTGATGTTTGGGTCTAAAACTTTGATTTCGTCCTGACCACACCAAAAGTCGCTTACATCTGCCACTTTTATGGCACATCTTCCCTCTTTTGCTGCAACATGGCAGAAAGAACACCCTCTTGGGCATCCCCGGCTTGTCATGCTGACTGCAAACGGGAACTGTGGGTAAATGCTGTAATCGGGGAAAGACTTCTCGATTTCAGGCGGTAAATCAACGTCTTTCGATTTATCGAACATTTCTTTGCCGTCCACCGTGCGGATTGCGTATCCTGTGCCGCCTTTAATCACCTTGTCAGCGTTCAATGGCTCTGGCACGTCAGGGCTGTACACGTCTGAAAAAATCTTACTCATGTACACAATGTCATAGTGGATAAAATCACTCCACCACCATTCTACTTCATCCCCTTTTGCCTTGTGATAGCTTGAAATCCGCATCAATGCAAGGTTTGGGAAGTTGTGCCCATCTACGTCAATCAATCCAATTTTCATATTTCTCCTGTATTTTGTGTAGCGAAAAATATTTGCTGGGTTCAGACGGTAACTTTATCGTCCAGACCCTGTTATCTGTTTTTCTTGCCTATTCTACTGTGACGATATGAGCGCAGAAGCGATGCTAGGCTACTATCACTCAATCGCTTCGTATGTTTTCTCGAAAATGTCAGGTTTACACGGGTAGATTTCGCCATTTACGCCACGAATGATATAATCGCCTGTTCTCGCAATCATAGTCCCTTCAAGCGTTTTAATCTCGCACCACGCAGGGTCATCGTAAAACTTTCCGAAATCATGCGTGATAATATCATTGCTACTTACTGCATCCCAGAACCAATCTTCTCCAACAAGTCCTCGTGCATTGAGCTTGAATGCTTCGATAACAACTGGCTTCTTGCGGTATTTCATATTTATTCTCCTCTCGTTACATCCACACGCATTCTTTGAACTGCTGCGTCTCCATCTGGAACGTGATGTCCAGTGACCCCACGTTGCCCTCTTTGTTCTTCTCAAGCGCAAAGTGATAGTGCTCTTCTGGTCTCTTTTGCGTTTTCACTTTCTGTGCCAGCAGGATAATAGCATCTGCGTCCTGCTCGATTTGCCCGGATTCTCGCAAGTCTGCGGCAGTCGGTGGGATGCCTGCTCTTGCGGTCTCTCGATTGAGCTGTGCAAGTGCTACCACCAGTGTTCCCGTGGACTGTGCAAACTCATGCAGCGCTATACTAATCTCCGTGACGGCACTGTATCGGTCTTTCGCTCCGGCTTGATGGATAAGCTGCAAATAGTCGATGAAAACCACTTTGGCTTGCATCCTGATGGACTGCGTTCTAATCCATCCAACACTCTTACCAGCGGCAGAGCGGACGAATAGCGGATATTTCTTGATGGCTGCCAGTCGGTCAAGTTCGTCAATGCTGACGGTCTTGTTTTTAACCGTGTGCAGCGGTACACCTAGCTGGTTTGCGATAATACGAGAGTAGAGTGTGTCTGGGTCTGTCTCTAGGCTGAAATATGCCACCTTACGTCCGTTTTTGGCTATTTCACAGGCAAGTTGCAGGGATAGAGCAGTCTTACCAGCAGACGGTCTGCCACCGATCACAACGAAATTGCCCAGCACAAGATGCAAGTTGTTATCCAGCACTTTAAGCCCTGTGCTAATATACTCCGGCTTATCATCCAGTCTGCGGATGTAGCTGTCTATACCATCGCACATCGGAATAAAATCACTTCTCTCGTTGTGCAGGTTAATAGCTTCGCCTAACTGCTCATAAATGCCCGTCAGGTCTGCGTATCTGGTCGAGCCATCAACGATTTTGAACGCAATCTCTCTGGCTCTGGACAAAGCTGCCTGTTCCTTGACGATTCCAGCCCATCCAAGCATCATATCATGGGTGACGTTTCGGATGAACTCTGCGCCGAAGGCATCCAGACATTCACCCATTGCTTTCTTGCAGTTATCGTACCGCCCCATGACTTCTACCGGGTTCCATTTGTCACTGTGTTCCCAATAACCACGAATGGCAGCGAATGTATCACGCAGTTCAGGGCAGAAATCGTCGATTTTAAGGTCTTGTAGCACATCGGCGTATTCCGAGAACGTGAGGACTGCCCCCAGCAGGATGTATTGGGTCTGATTTTCAATATTCACCGCAGAAAGTCTCCCTCGTCAGGCAATTCAGCCATTGTCTGCTGATAGCCACCATTCCAGTCCTTCACGTTACGCATCCAGTTCCGTGCAGCAGCTTTCCAGTCCTTCATAGGAGATTTACCGACCTTCCAACCATTTGCCGTGAAGTGGTCAACAAACCGCTCTGCTTCTGATTCCATGTAGCCCTTATCGGCAAAGTATTCTCTAGCTTGCTCGACAGTCGGTGCCTTGAAGCGTTTGACTTCATTGGTATTTTTCTTTTCACATTTTTCTTTTTTATCAGATTCAGATACAGAATCAGATACAGATAAGCTACCATTCGTATCAGTTGGTATGTTTGGTATACCATTTATACCATTCGTATCCTGTGATACCATTGGTATGCTTTCGTATTTTTTATCGTTCCAACGCTTGTTTATGTTTTTCTTGTTTGCTTCTCGTCTACGTCTATCACGTTCTTCCATCTTCTGCACGTTCATATCATCAAACGCCTTAACGACTTTCCAGAGCATCCGCATAGCACGGTCGTTGTCGTATGCTGGCTCAAGTCCAGTCTCAACATACTGCGCGTAGTTGCGGATGAATGCTCCAAATTCCTCATTCGTAAGCTCGTCCATCGCATGGACGTGTTCTAGCAGAAGAATCATTGATGTTCTCGGCTTGTGTTCCTGCTCCATACTTAATCCTCTTTGTAGCGTTTGTTCCATGCTTCGATAAGGTCTTTTTTAATCTTTTCTTTCTTGGTTACGGAATAACCAAAGCTGTATGGCTTGCTCTCCATGAATACCCGACACTTGCATCCATTCCTGTCGTTTCTCCCTGCTATAAACATCCATCTTGCCAAACAGTCACTTGTTTCGGCAATAGCAACTTCTCCGCCGCAGAACGGGCATCTTTTGAGTTCTTCCATTTTTTACCCTTTCTTCAAGCCAAGACGGACTTCCTTGTCCGCACAAATTTTCAGAAAATCATCTTTGGATTTCTCCTTGATTTCATCCTGAATCATGCCGAGCGCAAGCTCATGTGTAAATACAGGTCTGCCTAGCAGGTTTTCAATGTACCTGTGAACTTCGTTGAAGTCACACATCAAATATCCAGTGTAAGCGGACACCACAATTTTTTCGTCAAGCGTCATTTCTTAAATCCCTCTCTTGTTCTCGTGATTCGCTTATGTGCCTTGATAGGCCTTGTGCCTTTGCCGTACACTGGGCGGATATGCTTCGCCTTAATGTATCCACAAGGCGGCTTCGGCCCGAAGTCAAAAAAGCTCAAGTCCATAACGATGATGCCAAATTTTTTGTTTGTCATGTTTACTGCTCCTTACGCATACCATTTTGGTGCTTCATTGAAGATTTCAACGCCTTTCGCAAAGCCCATCTTTTCTAAGGTTTCACACATGATGCCATCCATCATGCTGTGAACGATTTCTTCATCATCGCCGTACTTTTGGTACGCTTCCTGCATTTCTGTCGTGAATGTGTCAATCATATCTTGCGTAACAACGATATTGTTTTCCATAAGCCCTCCTATACCATCGGAAACGTCATTCAATGCGTCACAGGACACTGAATGTTCGGGTCAATAGTCGGTGTTGCATCAATAGCATCCAGCACCTCATCATAGAAAGCTCCTCCATCGGGATTCGAAAACGAACTAGCTCTGTCTGCGTCCAAAGCGCATTTTTCAATCTTCTGGCGCAGCGCATCTGCATCAATCGGTCTCATATCTGTCAACCCTCCGGCGCATAAATGCGCATCCAATGTGTGACCGTCACGTTATCCGGCAGTCTCTCGCCTATCTCGTCCCAGAACTGACCGTCTGCGTAACAGCCAAGAAAGTACGCTGTCGGCGAGATTCCTTGCAACATTTTTCCATCTTTGTCACGTCACGTTGTCTTAGCCGCAAGCAACAAAGGCTGTGTCCGCTCTCGTGGCAGCTCGCTTGCTGGATGCCAAAGTGTGTTAGCCATTATTTTTCCTTTCTTCAAAATTTGCGCAATATTCGGGAGGAATGTTGAAAGGCTTTTTGAACGGCACTTTGCAAACATATCTGTAATATTCTTTTTCTCTCGGGGAACGCTTATAATACAGGTTCTTACATCGGTCGCAAATAGACGTTTGCTTTGCGGGTACATCGTGAACGATTAAAAGAATTACAGCTATACCACAAATAATGATTATCACCGCATTTAATGCTGTATCAAACATCCATTCTTCTCCCTTCAATCTCCGTCCCATACGCCGTCAGGACGCATCCTTGCAAACGCCAGCAGACCGTACAAGGCACGTTTGGCGTTGCCCTCTGTGGCGTGCCAGTAGTCTCTATCGTCTACATCGTCACCTAATGCAGAAATAGCCTTTTCAAGCATCGGGATGCTTTCTGCGCCTGTTTTACCATAGATGGAGCGGATGCCCTTTCTACCCAACACATCATCACGACGAAAGTACATTCCATAATTATAGGTGATATTAAGCCAAAGTTCCTTTGTTCCTCCAATAGAACGAGTACCGCCATCAATAAAGTGCATATCATCCACTTCAAGCGTTTCATGCGTTACGGGGTCGCATAGCGAAATATCATAGCTCATCTTTCTTCTCCCATTCTTTGCATCCACGTTCATCCCACATGAAGTCTGCAACGTGTTCTGACTGGCAGTTCACACACACACCCTCCGGCTCTGTGTACCATTTGCAAGAGCCACAAGACGGCTCAGATTTGTTCTTGCAGGATTCTGCTGTACATCGGATAGCCTTGCCAGCGGAGAACTGCTTGATGCCCATGCAAGAGCAATGTTCGGTGGTGCAGTAGAAGTTCATTCGTACTTCCTCCATCCAATAAAGTCACACAAGCCTATTGTCTGCGGGTCGCATTTATGCGTGAATTTTACGCTCGGTAAATTAAACCCTTTTAAGTTATTGCAAACGGTTTCAATGCTAAAAAGTTCGTCAAACGCATTGTCAGGAATTTTCGCATCTTCGGTGTTGTAGATAACCATGCCGCACTGTTTGCAACGCCATACAGAGCATCTTTTCATCTTTTCTGCCCTCTCTTTCCCCTGTTAAACTGCCCGATCACTCGCTTATACTCTGCATAGCACTCCGGGCACAGGTCTCCTGTGTCCCTGCGCCACGCCCAGTCCTTGAAGTATTCGTCAGGGTTCATCATCCTGCCGCCCAGAACCGCTCCGCAGCGGTCGCATACTCGCTTGTGGTAGATTCCTCTGTCAGTCTGCATTAGTGCTCCTTTTCATCAAATTTCTTCTGCATCTTGGCTCTCAACGCTTCGATACGTTCCTTGTCGTCAGTTATAATCTCATACTTGTCGCCAGACCAGCCAAGCGGAACATCTTCCGTGTATTCGATATAGATTTTTTCCGGGTGCGTAGGTGGCTCATAGGGGAACGTCACGTTTTTGCGAAAGCGGCTACTTGTAAACCATGTAAGGCCACCGTTGTCGGAATAAGCGATTGCGTCAATGTCGTGTACCTCAATCGTGTTACCTTGTGCATCAGTTGTCTTGAACACGCTTGAGCATCGTTTATTTTGGAAGCATCTTCGCCCCATTTCGTCCGACACATCAATCCATTCATCATCTTCGCCCGTCAGCGGGGTGAGTGGCTTGAAACGCAAAAGTCGCTCAAGGATAGACATTGCATATCCAGCGGTAAATCCGCTATGTCCTTGACTTGCGAAAAGTTCAACAATGTCAATGATGTTTTTGTTGATTGTGTCTTGCATTTCATCTCCATCTTTTGAGATGCGGGCGAGTTCGGACTTTGCATATTCTACGGAACTACTCATTTTTTCATCATCCCTTCCATTGCCAGCTGCTCGCACTGCTTTTCAGCTTCACGGCGCTGCTGGTCATACTCAAACAGCATATCTGCGTACTCATTGCCCACCCGGCGGATGGCCGTTTTCAGCATCTCCGTCACAAGGTCGTGGTACTTGTCCGCGCCCTTGCGGCTGTTTCTGGCAGCTTCCCGGGCTTCCCACAGGTCGGTGAGCTTGTCCCGCCTGTCGGCGGTGATCTCGCCATAGCCGTAGGCATCCTGGATCTGCTCCATGCTTTCCCAGCCTTCCAGCTCGGCAAAGGGGTCAGCTTCAGCCTTTGCCATGCTGCGGGCTTTGGTCTTTTTCTTGACGTACCGGGTCAGGCCGTCCTGCATCACGGCGCGGGCGTCGTCCATCGCCTTGCGGATGGCTTTGACTTCCCGCTCTCTTTTGAGCTGGTCCGGCTGGCTGGCCCACTCGACCATCAGTTCAGATTTGGTTTTTGGTTTCATCTGCTTACCCCCATTGCTCGGACATAGCCTTTGCAACGCCCGGAAAAGTTTTTGCCCGGTTCTTTGCGCGGTCAGTGGTAAACATCCCCTTGTGTTGCTCACCGTGCTTGTGCGAGTAGGAGCCGGACGGGCACCATGTTGCCATAGGCTCCACGATGTCTGTCGGATGCAGCGGCGGCACACCGCGCTCCCACAGCAGCGTTTTCTTGCTGTAGGGATGCCCATATTCATATGGTTGGATTGCCTGCGTAGGCTTTGGATAATCAAAAATCTTGCTGGGAGTAGGATTCTCAATCACTACTTTTTCGCAGTCTGCCGCCCAAACGGCGAGGAAAAGTGCCTTGCCGCACAGTCCCTCGTAATACCGGGAAAGATTAAGCTTGCCGCCCTTGTACAGGTGTCTTGCTCCCGCGTTGCTCGTCTTTGTGCAGGGGACAAATGCGATAATCATGTCCCAGCGAGGCACGTCATGCACGGTTCCGTCCATGGTCACGACCTGCCCCCCTCGATGGCCTTTAAGCAGTCACCGAGAATATGCCACTCTGGATGCCCGCCGGACGGCTCAATCAGGTCGCAGGAATAGGCTTCGTGACCTTTCGCCCGGAATGCTTTGCAGACCTCCTGCGATTCCTCACAGGCAATCAGCACTTTCATCGCTTTCTTCCTCCCATCCATCCTTCTTTGTCGAAATCGTTGCGGCTGATCCGCTCTGCCGCGTGGTGCGCGCTGGTGTAGATGCGCTGCGCTTTCAGCTGGCGCTTGTACTCGGCGTACCGTGGGCAGCTGTCGTGACAGATCGGGTGCCGGTCGGGGCAGTCTTTGCAGGGTTCAAGAATCATCACCTCTCAAGCTCCTTTCTTGTCGGCTCGCTCGCCCGCAGCCTTGCAGCTTCACGCGGGGCGGTGGTGATATCTGCCTGCGCCCGCTTCAAAAACTCGGCACGGCGGTATGTAAGGTCTGGCATTTCAGCCAGCTCTGCAAGCCCTCCCACGCTCCCGGCATAGGATTTTGCCGCCGGGGGGAGTTGGTTATACAGGGCTTGCAGTTCTTTCTGCCCGTCACTACGCAGCAGCCCGCCCTTTTCGTCAATGCCGATCACCATCGGGAACTTGTGCCAGCTCAAAAATGTCTGTGCCTTGCGTGCCGCTACAGCCAGAGCTTCCCACTCGGCAGATGGGTCCAGACACTGGGAAAGCTGCTTGAAGATGTCGGCAACCGTGACCGGATAAACACATACTCGGTTCGCCGCCAGGAAAGCCCTCTTGACAGTATCGCCGTCATAGTCGCCAAACTGGTACGTCCACACATCGATGGTGGTCTGCATCTCCTCATCGGTCAGAGGCTTGGAACCCAGCTTGTACAGCACAAAATTCATGCGGATCAGCTTTGCCACGTCTTCCCGTGTCATGTCTCAAACCCTCTTTCTCTGTCCATCTTCGCCAGCACCCGGGCAAGCTGGTCGTCTACGGTCTCGGTTGGCTGCTTGCCTCGCGGTCTGGCTTGTCGGCTTTGTTCGTTGGCTTCCACGTCCCCCGGTGTGCGCAGGCCGTCCCGCTTCCACCCGGACAATATGCCGTTGATGTAACTCCACGAGCGCTTCCCGGCTTCTGTAGCCTTGTCGATTGCCAGCAGGATCATCTCTGTGCTGTACTCCTGCCGCCACTTCTGCAGCTTGTCCAGTGCAGAGCGTGGGAAGTCCCCAACGGCCTGCTGATAATGCTGGACGATTTTGGAAAGTTCTACGTCAACGGCGGCGGGGGAGGCGCTATTATATACACCACCGTTAGGTGATATACCATTACCATTTACATTACCATTTACATTACCATTTACATTACCATTTACATTTACAGCCGGATTTGCCGCGTTTTGCTGTTTTTGCTCGTCAAAGTCGGCATTTGCCGGATTTGCCGCGTTTTGCTGACGCTTGCCGTTTGTAACTTCTGCACCTTTACGCCCTGCGGCAGCTCTCTTTTCTCGTCTTTCGTTCCATTTTTTAGAATTTGATTCCACCGCCTCGGACATAAAATCCCACGCCATTTCGAGCTTCTGGTCGTCCTCAAAATTCGGTGGATCGGGGAAATCAAGCAGCGCATCAAAAATCCTGCCTTTTTGCTCCAGAGACAATTTACGCAATGGCTTTTTCCATGATTTGTAAATGACTATGCTTTTCTGTTCTTCCTCTTTCAACCGCTTTCACCTCCTTCTTTGCACGCCCGTATAGCCGGATAGCACAGCTTGCAAGATCAGAAGGGAAGATCTTCTGCGTCTTCGTTGATGGGGTCATACTCAGCAGAAGGGACCGCTTCCGGAGCGCTGGTGCTGTGCGGCGCGTAGTCTGCAAGGCTTTCGCCGGGGTATATCTGCGCACCCTGCAGGCCTTCCGGTTCTGCTGCCGGCTTTGCAGGCTCCAGCGGCAGGCCGGGCTGCGCCATCAGGTCGATCATCTGCTGCAGCCAACGGAATGTCACCAGCCCACCGGGCTGAACATCATCCGCGTCCACGTCGTAATAGATCTTGCCGTTATACTCCCGCTCTTTCAGCTTTTGAGCAAAAACTGTGACCTGATCGCCTTTCTGCAGCATGCCGTCCCACTGGTCGATGCCGTGCCAGAGGTTCACGCCCACAAAGAAGCTCTGCCATTTGCCGGATTCATCCTGTGTGCGGCTGGCTTTCAGGTCAAACTTCAGCACCCGCTTCTGCCCGGCATCCCGGAGCACCGGGTCTTTGGCAATCTCGCCGTGCAGCATGATGCCGTTCTTGGTTTGGACGATCATGCATCATCACCGCCAAACGGATCATCGGCGTTTTCTTCTGCAGAGGGTGCATCCGGGGCAGGGATCAGGGTTCCTGCCGTCTTGCGGTGACGGTGGGAACCTGCGTAAGGATCCAGCACCGGCAGTTCTTCAGGCGGCACCTCACGAGCGGTGCTTTCGGCATCCACACGCACCTCACTCTCATCGTACAGAGCGCCAAAGGTAGACGGGAACGCTTCACGCAGGGCGTGTACCAAAGCCACCTTGCGGATCATGGTGGCCTTTTTGCCGTTCCAGAGGGATTTGCCGGTGTCATACTCGCTGAGCTTGACTTCCTCATAGCTGGCGCGGGTGCGGTCCTTGCGGTAGACCTTTGCCCAGCCGCCGAGAAGGGTCTCGCCGCCGTCTCCATCATAGACGATAGATCCCTCACGGTTCAGCAGCTGGCCATCTGCGGTCAGGACGATCACGCCGGCTTCAAAGCCGTCAAAGTTGGGGTTGCGCTCGGCCATCTGCATGTAGCAGTTCTTGCCCAGCACGATGGTGCTGGCGGTGTCGTCGTTTTTGTTATCGTAGTGGATCAGGTAGGCTTCTTTGGTGAAGGGGTTCAGGTGGTACTGCTTGCATGTCTCCAGAAAGATTTTGCATTCAGAATCGGTGGCTTTGGGGCAGATGAAGCTGCGCACGTCTCCAAAACTCACAGTGAAGTGCTGACCGTCAGCACCGGTGATCTCCACAGGAACGGACGGAGACGCGGCCTGCATAGCAGTGCTGCCTGCACGGTTGGCGTTCTGAACGGAACGGTTTGCCAGAGCCTGTGCATTGGAAACGGACGAAGTAGGCGCGGGTGCGCCGGGACGAGTAAGTGCCATAAGTAACTACCTCCAAAATTATTTGATCGAACCATAGCGGAAGCCGCGCTCTGCGGCTCCCTGCTTGAACCATGCAATGTCCTCCCGGGTGAACTCCACCCAGAAGCTGTATTTCTTGCGGACCGGAGCCTCCTGCTGTGCAGGCTCTGCGAATCTCTGAAGCATGCTGAAATCCAACCTGCCATCCGACGTGATGGCTGCATTGGCCTGCGCCGTTTGAGCCGCTTCTGTGGCAATCTGGCGTTCTTCATCGGTCGAAGGGATAATGACCGGAGCGGTGGCCTGCACCCGCTCTGCAGCCATTCTCTCGGCTTCTGCGCGGCGCTGTGCGTCCCGGGCATTCTGGCGGCGGCTATGCTCCACAAGGGCGGCGTTCAGGTTCAGTTCACGCAGATACTCCGTGGTGCAGGCTTCGGCATCCTCGCCGCAGGTCTCCCGGATGAGCCGCAGCTCCTCCCGCCGGGTCTCCACGCTCTTGCGCAGCTCCCGGCCGGCCTTTGCCAGATCATAGGTCTTGTTCAGCCACTGGGGCACAAGCAGGCGGTCAAAGGGGATAAGCTCCCGCAGCTCGCCGATGCAGTCCGCATAGACAGACCGCAGCGCGTCCTGCTTGTCCTGCCGTTCGGCTTCCTCCACCGCCTTGACCTGCTGGTCAATGGCACCGGAGACAGCCTTGCACTGGCCCTGCATCTGCTTGGCGCTCTGCAAGAACTCTTCCAACGGCTTCATGTAAAAAGCCTTTGCACTGCGGGCGGCATCGCTGAGCTGCTTGTCCAGCTTGTTCACGGCGGCGCGGTCGGCCTTGGCATCCTTGATGGTTTCCGGGGTGTAGACGCGGCCGGTGTAGGCGGCCAGCATCTCGGTCAGATTCTGCTGCACCTCGGCTTCGTTCCACCGGATCGCGGGCAGCTCCGGGTGCTCCACCCGGACGGTCAATTCTTCTTGCATAAATATTCACCTCGCATACACAACGTTCATATCGGCGTCAAACACCCTGTACAGCTGTTCGGGCTTTCTCTTTGCCAGTTCATCGGCAATCACAATTGCATCCGAAGTATCCGGAAATTGCTGCTGCGAAACAAGCGCTGGCGGCTCTTGCTTCACATCGTAAATTCTCAAAAGTGCCACTTGTAAAACCTCCTGTTTTGTGCTATTTTTGTGGTGATGGGCGGCGAGACTCATCACTCTTTGGGCTTGTCCGTGTTGGCGCACGGGCAGGCTCTTCTTTTTTGCGGCGTATCGGCGGCAGACTGTCCACCTCATCACGTCGGATGCACTCTTTCTCAAAAATGTACTTGTGAGCCGGATGCCTGCCGCTGCGACCGTGGCTGCTCGCAGATGCAAAGCTGTTTGCGCTTTTGTAACCCAGCCGCCTTGCACACATCTTAGACGTACCGCTGGCGATCAGGTCTCCGGTCTTGGCACCGTACATGGTGTACCACATGACATGATGAACAGTGTCATACATACGTGATCTCCCCAGATTCCTCTTGCAGCATCTCCCGCACGTTGTCCATTTCTTCGGCGCACATCTCCCAGACGTTTGCCCGTGCGGAGTATCCGGCCCGGACAACAATGTCGTCTGAAGCTTCGGCTTCTCGCTTGCAGCGTTCGGCAAGCCGCGTGTAGGATTTGACTTTGCCCTCAACGTACTCTTTAACCGTCATCATGCCCCGCGCTCCTGATTCTCCGGGTATTCCGGGTTACGGGCGTGGGTGCGGTTGATTTTGCCGTACTTGCGCCGCTTTGCGGCTCTCTCCCTGTCCTCTGCGGCGAAGCCCAGACGAGCCAGCAGAACAGCGGCTAAAATCAGCACCAGCGACACCGCAAACAGCGTGCCGGAGATGTATCCTGTGGTCTGCGCGGTGCCCTCTGCGCCCATAGCTGCGCCCATTCCAATGCCGCCAAAAATGACAGCCAGCCAGTAGTAGGTAGTAGATTTGAGTTTCATTCTCTCGGATCCTCCTTTGTGTAAACTTTTTCGAGCTTGTAAAAGTCCTTCACCCACGCCATAAATCCGGCGCGTGAGATCAGCGGAGCGGCGCTCTTGGTGCCAATAGACGGCACCGCCCATGCCGGGAAGCTGCCGGCCTGAATCATACCGGTAAAGATCGGCTCGCTCACCGAAATGTTGTTGTCACGCATGATCTGGCAGCACTCTGCAATTCCCATGCTCTTCTTCACTGCCGCACCCCTCCTTTTTTCCTCTCAGCTGCCGTTTCAGCTGGATGTGCTCCAATCGTTCCGGCTGCCTTGCATCCCAGCGCTGTTCAAGCCAGCGCTTTTTGTAGTGCTTCTTCACGGCTTGGCCTCCACAAACTCACCATTTTTGAGGGTATAGTAAACGTTTTCTCTGATGGCAGAACCGTCTACGCGGGCCATTTTGGCACAGATCATGTGGCCGTCATCGTCATACTCTGTCAACACGAGATAGCAGCCCAGTGTGCCGCGTGCCTTACCGCAAGCACCGTTTACAACGGCAATGCTATCTTTTCCGTCTGCTTTTGCGCTGCAACAAGCCCCAGTGGCTGCTGCCGTGCTGTAATCGCCGCTGGTGCCTGCCGTGCTGCAATAGCCGCTGGAACCTGCCGTGCTGTAATCGCCGCTGGAACCTGCCGTGCTGTAATAGCCGCTGGTGCCTGCCGTGCTGTAATTGCCGCTGGTGCCTGCCGTGCTGTAATTGCCGCTGGAACCTGCCGTGCTGTAATCGCCGCTGGTGCCTGCCGTGCTGTAATTGCCGCTGGAACCTGCCGTGCTGTAATTGCCGCTGGAACCTGCCGTGCTGTAATCGCCGCTGGTGCCTGCCGTGCTG